ATGCACACAGTAGATCTTATTTCCAGAAGGATAAATACGCTCATTAGACTTGGTGAGAGGAAAGATGGAGTTTTTTTAACTGATCTTAAGAAGGAGTACCGCCCAGATCTTCAAAATTTTATTGTAGGCGAAACTTTAGGCTTGCGAGACGGAAAAGTAGTTATAGGCAAAAACACTTATAAAAGATGGTTACAAAAGATCAAAACTAATGGTTTTGATTATGATGTAAAGTTTATTTAAATGGCAATTGAAGATCAATTTAAAAAAATAAACGCCCTTCAAAAACAAATCCTTAAGCTGGAACCAAATCTAATGAAATGGGACCCGGATTACCTGGAAAAAGTAAAAGTTGATTTTACTTATGCATCAAATAACCTTGAAGGTAATAAGATATCACACGGACAGACCATACAAATATTAAAGGATTTCGTTAGCCCAAAGGATACTTCAATTTCTGATTATCTCGATATCCTCAATCATAAAAAGGTTCTTGATTTGGTTTTTGAAAACTATAAATCAGAACGTATTACTGAAAGTAACATCAAGAAACTCCACAAAGAGTTGATGAAAAATCCTGCGCAATGGGCAGATGATACATATTGCGATCCAGGCAAATATAAGATTTTTGAAAACCGTACATACAGATCTAATGGTAAAGAACATCTATATGCAGAGCCAGAGAAAGTCCAACCGGCTATGGAATTACTAATTAGGGAGACAAATGAAGCTTTAGACGTTAATTCTACCAATATTGAATTTCACCCATTATCTATAGCTACTCGTTTTCACTTCATATTTCTTAATCATATACACCCATTTGGTGACGGAAATGGCAGAATAGCACGTATTTTTATGAATCTTATTTTATTACAGAAAGGGCTTCCCCCTATTTTCATAAAAGAAGTTGACAAAAAAGATTATCTGGATTGTTTTACAAAGGAAGAAGAACACCCCGGAGTAATGCTTGAATTTATGACAGCACGATTGATTGAAAGTCTAAAATCAAAGAAAAAGCATCTTCTTGCAAGTTTGAATAAATAAGCTTTACTATATTTATTAACGGTGAGAATGTGAATCTGTATACTAAAATCGAGTAAGCGCCAAATAATTATCATGTATAGGAAAATGCCATTTTGTATACACGACGAAGATGTCATATAAAGAAGATGGCACTTTCCTATATATGAGATATGAAACAGCACCACAGAGGCAACGCCATTAATGAAAAAAGCCTTAAAAACAATTTTAGGTATAATCGTTTTTTCTAGCTTATTTGGAATATCATATGCGTTTGGAACTAAAGACATTTCACCTATATTAATAGACTATCTTTTTTTCGGAGGTGGAGTTTTATGTTTTGCTTCCATCATTACATTAGGCATACTGGTAATGGTAGACGATAATTATCCATCGCACTTGCTTGGAGATCTTGACAACTTCACAAACACCTGATCTATATCGTAATGTATATTCCAAATAAGCACAGATGGGTATAGAATGAGATTATAAAACAGCAAAAAAAAGCCTCCGAGATAATCTCAGAGGCCTGTGTGGAGCCGAAGGGGTTCGAACCTTTGTCTACCACCTTCAACGGTGTTTGATGACGGTTTAAGTGGTCAAAAATAGGGTTTGGTTTGGTCATTTGTCAGTGATTTGGTCAGCTAATATTGGTAAAATAAATGATCAAATCAAATCCGATTAAAGCAACAAACCCCTGGCTTTCACCAAGGGTTTTTATCATAATTGAAAACATTACTACTAGAATCCTACCAGCTTATAAGTTAATGTTCCACCTGGTCCCCATTGTTTAAACTTATCATAGTACTGGTAATTAGCTGAAGCATTAAAACGTCCCAGTTGTATTTTTACACCCGGGCCAGCAGCCACACCGGTAAACTGATTGTAGGTTGATACAGTTTGTATTTCTGCATGAAAAGGCAATACTTTTTTATCAAATCCAATATAATTTACATGATCAACAGTGAAGTACCTGCTATCTGATGTGACTGACATTAACTCTCTATTTTTCCAAGGCGTGAACCATTTTGATTTATTACCTTTTGCGATCGTAATACCGAATCGCCCCATGAAATCAGCTGTGGCTACCGGAGATAATGCATTAGGAGGAGTAAACTTAAGATCCAGTCCATTGCCGTTATAAGTGTAGAAAAGATTTTTCAATGAATCTCGTTCGGCAATAAGTTGTAATTTCTCTGCTTTATACTGAGCAGCAATGACAGTAACTTCTTTTAGTTGCTTGGTTCTGATATCAAGTGCGAGAGCTGCAGTATCAACTATATCTGGAATGTCTGTTTTATCTACATTTTCTACAGGGGTATGATTGCCCGTAATATCCAAAATCACACTTTCAACACCGTTTGCTTTTACGGCCCTGGCTATTTCTTTTGCTTCGGTTAGGATCTTTTTTTCCACCTTTTGATTCTTTTCCTGAAGTGTGGATGCAACCTGGTGTTCTTTGAACCATCCCACTGCCATACAAATCAAGCCAATAGCGAGAGCAGCTATGATTAGGTAATACTTTAAGTTTTTCATACTATTGTTCTTTAACTATGTCTTTAGATTTATTAAGCTTTTTAGTGGTGATACTGTCTTTTTTCTCAGCTTCGACGGCCTGATTTAAAATAATACCGTTCTTGATCAGTAGCGAGGTATTGAGTATATCGTTCTTACTCCGCTCTGCCTCATACCTCTTTTCGCATTCCTCACAATCACTTTTCTTCAGTACTGTGTATAGCAGGAGAACTACCACCGCGAACAGTGAGACCACTGTTACACCCCATGGATACTTCTGCATTTTTTCGGGTGTGGGTATTTTTATTTTCTCAATCATTACGCTGCATATTTAAGTTCTGCTTTTGCGAGACTGATATTGTACGGTTCGCGGCCGTATTTAATTGCAAGTTCTTTGTACCCGCCACCATTGTAATAAGTAGCGACAAGGTGCCAGTTACGTTCCTTAATTGCTTTCCAAAGTTTAGGATCTGTTTGTATGAATTTTACGATCCCTTTCACCTGTTGGTATTCGGATGCTTTAAAAGCATCAACCATTGCGTCTACAGTTTTAAATCCTAATCGCGCATGATGAAAACCCATTATTTGTCCTAAGCCCCAGCTGGTAGAAAGCATTGCAGCAGTTGCATTTAACTTGAAGGCATTAGAGAATGCTTTATATTCCTTATCCTGGTTATCTACCTTATTGATTGACCACAAACCTGAAGGTGCGAATGGTGCTTTTTTCTTAAACCAAGCTGGTTCAAATTGAATGACGATCCTTCCATTAATAAATCCCTTGCCTCCTGACTCAACGCTGATAAAAGCCATTAATGTGGCATAATTTATATCTATTGATTCGGCTAAGCCTTCGATTTCTTCGCGTGTTAAATTCATAATACAACTGATTATTAGATGTATCACAAATTTACCCCCACGATAAAGGCGGACTGGTTTTAAGGTTTTACCATTGGCTATTGGTAACTATAAAGTAGGTAACAAGTTACTATTGCTGAGCACTTTGAATAAGATCAACTTTACCGTACAAATTAGATCAGCACGGAAAACCGTCAAATAGAATAAATTATTAATAATAACTTACAAAAACTATTATGTTTACAGCTTTAGCAGAAATATTAAAAGGCGAGTCCGTAATACAGAACACACCTTTTAATGGGGATTTTCAAGCAGTTATAATGGGTGATCAAATCAGCGTCACATTCGATCTGGAGTCAGATATGTATCTGTTTATCCGATTAACGAAATAGTCCTACCAATGATCATTAGGCCCCTGCCCAATATACCTTCCATTGATGTATTTTCGGGTTTGTGGACCAGACGAACTAATCAATTCGTAACCAGTAAGTCCCGGATTTTCCCTGAAATAAATCTCTCCTTTTACCATTATTACGTCGCCAGATGTAACATTTAGTGCTACATTCTGATTAGCACCTTCCGCTGCTAATTCCAAGGCAATATTAACAGTATCGTCAAGGCCGGGTACAGTACCTTTTTTGGGTCTTTTATTCTTCAGGTACCCAATTTGGCTGATTGCTCCACCACTGCTGCCCGGAATCAGGTCTGTCCCAAATGAAAATTCGTTATACTTATCGCCGGTATATCTTGATGACCCCCTAATGATGGCGAAGTTATTACCTTCTGGAAGCGCAGGAATGGTGGTACCATCACTTAAAATTGCTCCCCTGGATAGTTTCCATCCAGATGTCTGTCCATCGGCTGTATTCCCAGATTCTGTACCGATTGTAATGTCCCCGGATATATTGGCTTTACTCATATAAACGCTGCCATCATCCAGTACTCTGAATGGTAAATCAGCATCTCCTAATTGTCCACCAGCTCCAAAGCGAATTGATTGATCACCGGCATCAGTAACGCCACTTATGAAGGCATTCCCTAACCCTGCTGAACCTACATTCAGTAAGCCTTCAGTATAAGAACCATCAAGCATCTGTACTTTGCCTTTGAACGTACCCTCATCAAGGTTTATCTCTAATTCATTACCAACAATAATTCCCCCCTCAATTGTTCGTCCATAAATGCTTACTGATCCATACACAGATTTTAAGTTCCTGTAATTATCAATCACACTATTTGCTATCCCTATCCAGAAATGGTAAAATGTAGGATCCTGATCAACTTTAATTTGAGCATCCGAAACCAAGATGCTGCCATCTGCAGTTGTACGGTTACACTTCGCATAGATATAATAAACTTTAGCAGGATCCAGTCCAGAAACAGTTGCTCCTGGAACATTCCAGGTTACAGGAGCCGGAGCAATAGTAGTATGAACTAATTTTCCAGCAGACCAGTTTATCTTATTTACATCCGCTTGATAGTTACTTATAAAGTTCAATCCGACTAGTACCAGTTGCTGACTTGTATCCCCTGTCTGAATCATCAATGCACGTAAGGTTACTGGTGAAATAGCTTCGGTAAATATCTGCTCAGTTCCCGGATCAAAGTATTTATTTAACAGCTCCTGAGAAGTTTTCCAAAGCATACGGGAACGCTGGATATTTGTAATTTGGGCAATATTTAAAGCCTTGGTTACCTTCTCGGCTTCATATGTTACCCTTGCATAACTTGATCCCAATGCCAAATCTGAAATTCGCAGTACTGGATATAGGAATGGCTCGTGTAAATCGCGCTCAAAAGAGTTTACCCTGATATTCTTATCAATAACGATATCAGAGTCCTTGACACCTACATAGTTCCCTAGATCAAGCGTGATGTTATTCCGCTTAAAGTAAAACTTATCAGGCGGCACCTCATAAGCCACCCTTGGTGGTGAGAATTCAGCAAAGTATTCGTTTCCCTTGGTAAGTAAGAACTGCTCCCTCTCAGAAACATAAGAGGGAGGCATTACCAAGTCATAGAAAAAGTAAGTATCACCGATTTCAGGCTTCATTAAAGCACTTGGCAATTCCAATGCCTTTTCTACTTCATTTTTAATGATTGTAATAGTTCGAGTAGCGTGATTGTATCCTCCTTTAGGAATTTCAAACCAATAACCAGCCAGGTTCCCTGTTAAGAAAGAAACCTTAGGTCTTAAAGTTGGCAATTCCTGTGTATTGATATCAAAGTCAATTCCCATATCAGAAAAAACAAAGGGAGTGGTCACGCTGGAGACCATACCAATACGTTCAGGCTTAATGTCGGGAAAGTTGATTACAGCTTCTATTTCATCCGGGCCATACTTTGGCCCTTGAATATAAGGAGTACCTTCTGGAAGCATCAAATTTGGCTGTCTGTTCCTATAATTTACTGGTAGGTTCTGATCAGATCCTGTAACATAAAGTCTGCTGAATGCTGCCTTTGAGTCAACATTTGTACGGATTAATCCTCCTCTTAATCCTTTATCATATCCGTACTCGAATTTATGACCGGTGACTACACCACGCTTATTAAAATGGATAGTTTTACCAACTACCCACCATTCCGTTTCAAAATCTTTAGCAGTATTATCAATAACGGTTAAAATAGATTCTCCATCAAAAGAAATTAGCTTAGGAACCGAATCAATACATTCTCCCCTACTCCATCCGGACTGTGTACGGTTAGCGTTGGCCACAATCAAATCCAGCATCATACTTGCATTAGCCATGACCTCTGTTTTGATCACTGTAAGCGCATTGATGCTATCATAGAACATCATGATGGGTTTAGCCAATCTATAGTATTCAGCTTGAAACGTCATTCTGTAGCTGAATGACATACTACTGTTTTTAGTTGGCTCATCCATTTGGTTCAGATAGTAAGTCTGGCCATAAACAAACATCGTATCACCAATCTGGAATTGATAAGCAGCAGGAGAATTAAAGGTGATAGGAACAATGTCCTTAACCATTATTTCTTTCTCCTGCTGACCCTTCGGCCAAACTGTAGCAATTATAGCATCGCCTCTTTTAATGTTGTATAACATATTTTAGATCGTCTATAATTAAAGTCCAAACCTGTGCATTATATTTAAGTCGTATTTAAACCGCCTAACCATTTCCGAATTACCTGCTTGATTCGGGTGTGTTCCATCATTGAATAATATGGCGTTTAATCGGGGGGCGGGGTGCGTGCTATCTATTGTAGGGAAATTTTGCAAAGCCGTACACAAATCAAACTTTGCGCCTTGCTTACCAAACGTATCTATCCTCGAATTTACAGCGATATGTAAATCATTAGTTACGCAAGTAACATGATTAAGTATCAATTCAATACCATTGGTTGCACAGAAATCTACGATTGATTGGTACTGTGCAACAGTACCAATACCATTTATACCTATTTTAACAGAAAGTATTCTAGGTTTAATGTATGCTATCTCATTAGTAAGCGCGGTAATACAGCCTGCTACAGTCTGCCCGGCCATAGACACATTGCACGCATCATTGTTATAGTAGTCCATTAACTGAACAGCCCAATTTTTATAACATCTACCATTATCTTCAGTAATACTATCACCTGTAAAAGCGATATACGGTCTGAAAGGCCCATAAATTGAACATTGACCTACCGAAATAGATGTGCCTGACACCAACTCCATGCAATAGAAGGGCCTATGATTTCCTGCGCCTAAATCATAGTTTAAACCATTTAGATAATCAAACCGAACTTCTACCATAGCTAAAGACCTCGGATCTATTAGCCTGACAATGGTTAATGTAGCTCTTCGTTCTAACTCAACCCAATATTCTAACCCGGGAGTTATTGCGAAAGTTATAGCGGTAGTGCCAATAATCGTAGTGGTAGCACGCCTGTTGAGATTGATTATAAGATTAGGGATATCTATTACACAGCTTGTGTCATATACAAAATTGGCATTAACAGTACCTACCTTAAGTATGCTATCTGCTTGTGGAAATATTGATTGCCTGAACAATCTCCGATCAGAGGTATACTGTCTATTTAATATAAGTTTCGAGCCAGCTGTGGTACTTGTCGCAAGCCCGTTAGATAGTACCCAAGCATTAAGAGTCCACTCAGTTGTTGGTTGTGAAAAGTTATATTCATAAAACTTAGTCGACCTGCCTAAATTTTTTGCAATTGATGTTAAAGTATCACTGGACTTTTTTGCAATATCTTTTACGCCTACCCAATCTTTACTAACCATATTAACAAAGGCTCCTTTTAGCGTGCTAGTACTTGAAAATACATCACCTGCAGTATTATAGTAGCAGTTAAACTGAGTTTGCAAACTGGAATCACTAGTATAGGCAATAGCCACACCTTTAAAAGCAAGATATTGCCCTTGATTTACAACTATAGGCCGCTCCAGAGTCTGAGTAACAATGTTTCCTGAATATGACCTAATTGATGGACTTACGTCAACAAGAGAAACAACAGTAACCACACCAGCTACTATCTCACAAATTTTAACTTGTGTAATTTCATCAATAATTGGACTGGTGGATTGAAAAATAAATTGATAAATACTTTTTGGTTTGTCGATCGGGACGCCATTCATAATAAATGAAGCATATCCTGAATAGACTGCATATGTACCACTCAGCCAATCAAATGGTATGATTGGCGTCAGGCTTTCCTTATAACCGGCATATAAGTCCTTTTGCATCAAAGTTAGATCGTCAATCTTACTGCTACTTACGTATGTAGCTGTAAAAAATAGCTTAAAAGTTTGAGTAGTAGTTATGGATGGACTATCACCTATAGCTAGAATAGAATTACCTAATGCAAATGCCGTATATCCAGTTACAGGCTGCTCGTACAACGATATTGTTGGAGAAAAGCCGATATATACATCAGAAGTATACACTTTATTGATCGTATAAGTATTATCACCTACAACAGTAGAGATCGGTATCTTGTCCAATAATGTAAATGAGTTGCCTACTTTGGAAAATAATTGTATGAATCCATTGGATGCGGTGCCCGCTTTTAAATATATGTACTTAGTTCTTTTATTGGCTGGTATAAATATATTTGCATCCACCCAATTTTGACCAGTAACAGCTGTAGTTGCTGTGCCGCTAGTTGTAATGGTCTGAACCACATCAAGGCCATCCAGTACTGGTTTAAATAATTCTGAAGGAACATACTTAGACAGGTCGCTAACATTAGCCTTACTGAGTAAATCATCAACCCATACAGCAGATGTTCCTGGCACATCTGTAGATAATGCTGCTCCGCTTGAAATCCAGTATTTGCCTAAATAAGCTACGGCCATACCTAGACTATACGCTTGAGCAACCCATGATGGTATACGCGAAACTCCGGCTGTACCTGCTGCGCCTCGAATATCAACAGCGTTGGCAATAACTGTAGAAAAACCAGTTGCAGTAACATAGCTATTGATATTCTCAGTGGGCTTTGTTCCGGCTCCACCTGTATAATCAACTAATTTCTGAACAATCCTGGTTCCATCTACAACATTAGCAAATACAGGCTGCCATCCTTTATCTCCCGGAAGTCCCCGTTCAGAATAAACCTGCCAGTAGGCAGTATTCGTGGGGAGCGTACCGGCAGGTACAGATCCAGATGTCGAAACAAGATATGACGCACCTAAATAACTAACAAAATCAAGATATTCATAATTTGCAGTAGCTGCATTCCATGTTCCCCGTGGAGTATTACCTACCTTCCCTAAATTTACTGTTGTTGCCATGTTATTGTTTCGTTAAAATGAGTTGTTTTCTGCTATTCAAAGCAAAAGTGTATGTTGATTTGTCGTCCTTGGTTACCAGCAAGTCCATATTTGCGTCTACATTAAAGAAGAATTCACCATCAGTTTTATAGGGGACTGGCTGTAATATTTCATCAAATGTGAATTGAACCTCTACTGCTATTTTACTTGTAAGATTGGTAATACGGTGCCAGCTGATCCCATCAGGCTGTAATCTGGCATTCATCTTCACTCCAAGATGTACAGCCTCTAAAGTCACATAAGGCTGATATAGGAATCCTGGTAAAGCGATTTTTGTCGAATTATAAATGCTGATATTATCGCAGTATACGATCCCTTTAATAGTTGGTGTTCGCGGCTTTTGAATTACTGGTGCTAATAAATCATATTCCAGTATACCCTCAGCCCATTGATATTTATCTGGCTCTAACGTTCCAGCTGGTTTCTCAAAACTGTCGGCCGTTGTTAAATCCCGAGTAGGCAGAATGTTGAGTGCCTGAAAAAGGTTGTAACCATTAATATTGTATTGCGCTGTGATCGCCATAAAACAAATTTACCCCCACTATGAACAGAGGCCGGATTTATGGTTTTACCAATAGCCAATGGTAACGAACAAGCACGCGTAACAAGACAAGGCTTTCTTATTGAGCACCTACACCTACGAATTTTGATTTGAAGGTTGTAAGATCGGTAACCGCCTCCTGCCAAGTGTTTAAGTATAGATTACCAGAATCCTTTACAATATTACCCCCATTTGAATTGGTCATATTTCCGATCGCATTAGCGGGCCTGTACATATCAAATCCAAAGTTGTTGTAATATGAAATTTTACCGCCCGTATTATAAGTATCCAGCATCACCCCTTCCCAGTCTTTAGATATAGTAAGGTGCCCAGCTGTATTATTATATACATAAGCATCGGTATAATTAATAACTCCTTTATGTGAGGTTAAGAAATCTACTATATGCTGTGGTGCCTGTAATTCAAATGCGCTATACTTCCAGCTGTTATAAACGATATTATTATAAATCTTAATGTCCTTCACCGTGCTGCCAAAAGATACGCCCCAAGCCCTAATTGCATTTCCCTGATGGTTAGTGATCTTATTATCATGAAATGAGCCATTGCCGGTAATCATGAAAATACCATTATGAATGCCATTAGGTGCCGACTTATCGTAGACATTATTGATATTGTTCACTACGTTACCTGCAATCTCATATCCATCCAAAGCGGATGCGTACATGACTGTGCCAATAGTCGGGCAGTCTACAAATTTGTTATTCAAGATTTTTATCCCTGACATATAGGTGGTAATTCCACCATCGCTGTAACCTCCTCCTAGCCCGATACCTTGTCCTACATTGGTGAAGGAGCAATTTTCTATACGCCAATCTTTTGAATTGGTTTTATCTGTACCATCCCAGATCCCTGCATATTCATAGGTGATCACATTGCTTTTAATATTCTTAAAAGTCAAATCATGCAGGTAAATTCCTGTACAGAAACCCCTAATATTGACAGCACGATACGATTGATCAGCCATTGTTAATCCATACAACTCAAAGTTATTTGCATTATTAATATCGAATGAACTGTAGTCTGAATTAATTGTAACCCCTGTAGCATCAATCACAACATTGGTGGCACTGGTAAAACCTATGCTCCAATAATTGCCCGGTTTAATTTTGAACTTCTTATTTGCAAGTACACCTAAATCAAGCCTTCCGGAGCCGGTACCTACCAGGATCCAAGTAGGATGAGACAATAGGTAATCTTTGTAGGCTTTGGTCACGACAGACTTCGCCACACTTCCAGTGATCGTTAGTACGGTTCCATCGGAATACTTTACCGTATTGGTAACGACTGATGCGCTCGTATAAGAAATAGTTTTCCCATCAATAGGGAAAGATCCTGTTTGTGCTGATGCAAACATAGTGTAGCTGATCAGCAATAGCGTTAATAGTTTTCTCATCATATTATTTGTTAAATTATCTTCCTACTCCCTGTTGCGCTTTCAATTGATCATCCATCTTTCTGTTCATGGATACCAGTGAATTTTCAATGCTTTCTAATCGATTTGTGTTATCGGCTGTCCTGAGCGTATTAGCTGCAATCTTCTGACTTTCCAAAAGGTTTAATGAACTCATATTCAATATTTGAATCGCAGTCAAACCCATCGGTTTAAGGATGTTATTTGTTTCCAATTGCGTTAACCTGAAACCTGCAAAATGCCCCGCTAATACATCTGCTTGTGTGGCTGTAATTGCTTGAATTCCGCTTTTAATTGTTCCTGATGAATCATCAGAACCTAATAAATTTGACCCAGTAATCTTTTTAAACTCTTCAAATTTCTTTAAAGCATCGCCAGTAAGGGAGGTGAACAATCCATTTAAGGTGGCAATCTCATCAGCAGTTAATTCATCGCCACTCTGCGCGGCCTTATCAAATTCACTATAAAACTTCTCCATAGCACCAGCAAGCACTTTATTCTTAAATATGCTTAGCGCCGCGTCATCCATTGTCTGTTTAAAGAAATCTGCCAGATCCTGAGCAGACGTTTTACCAGAAGCAAACATCTCAGCGAGTGTATTCGTTAGATTGTCGGAAGTAGTACCCGTGAATAGTTCCGATGTTTCTTTAGCCAAATCAGCAATAGCCTGTTCAGCATCGTATCCTTTCTGCTCTAATTCCTTCAACCGCTCAACTAAGGCCTTAGCATCACCTTCCAGTTTACCTTGTGCAAGTAGATTGCTTAACTCCTGAAAGCTTTTACCCTGGAGACTTCCATAGGTCTTGTCTACTTTTGCTTTACGGAACCAGGTACCATGCGTATAAGTCTCATTAGCGATGAACGACTGGCTTTGCAACTTCGCCATGATCTCTGCAGCTTCCTTCGTATATGCTTCGTTCTGCGACTTTCGTAATGCCAACTCATCCCTGATACCTTGCAGTGCAACCTTATTATTCCTGACCGTTTGAAGTTGCCTTTCCTTCAACATATCCTGATATTCACGTTCGCCAGCAATTGCATTGATATAGAAATCTTCAACCTCTTTACGAGCAGCAGCGTTCATCTCTTTTACTTTTTTTCCAATAGACAAGAGCCCTGTTACAGCAGTTACTGCTTTAGTTACTCCACCAACGATATCTCCACTTGCAAAAGAAGAAAAAGAACCTGCAGCATCTGATCCAACCTTAACTAGTTTGCCAATCGTATCTAATAAGTATCCCGCCTGTGTATCGTTACCACCTAATGATGTCGATAACTCATCGAAACTACTTGATAAGGCACCAAGGTCTTTAGATACTCCAGCAGCAAACTCAGAAGATGTTCCTTTTAAATAACTAAAGTTTTCAGCAATCTTATCACCCCAAGAAGCAGCACCATCACCATTTTTATCGATCTCCTTAATCTTAATACCGATAGCCGCTAACCTGGTAATGATTGCTTTGTAATCATCTTCGCTTAAAATGATTTCATTACCATCTTCGTCCTTTACATGAAGCTGATCACTTACCCTCTTAAATTCATCCTTTAAGTTTTGAAGATTACCTTTATCAATTCCAATTTTAAAAGATAATTTAAGTGCATCTAGGCTTTTCTGAACTTTGATAACTTGTTCTGCTGGTAAGGTGCCGGATCCTAGAACACCCTCTAATGCCCTGATCTGTTGAACCAATTGTTCTCTTGTCAGAATTAAAGCTTCTTCTGCCGCCCTTTTATACACAGCAGACTTCTGCAGCATAGCTGACGACAATTGGTCAATTTCATCCTGGTATGCCTTAGTACGTACAGCACGATTACTAGCATTAGCATCACCAGTCATTTTTTCAAAATCAGCATTAAACTTCTCAGTCGCTGTAGTTTTAGCCTGTTGATAAGTAGCATTGGTAAGCAAAAGAGCGTTATAATTATCCCTTTCTTTTTTCTGCTCTTCTTTGATACGATTTGCAACAATAATTAAACGCTCCTGCTCCGGACCAGATAGAAGCTTTCCATTTATAGAATTAGATACCCCCTTATAGATTAGCTTTGAGTACTCATCTTTCAGTGTATCCAGATAGTTTTTAGTACTTCCTAATTCAGTAGCAAACCTTTTCTTAGCAGCAGTTTCACCAATTTCTTTTTTTGCCTGTTCGAAGTCAGTATATAATACTTTTTGTTTATCCAGTTCAATAGTTAACTTGGCAGTATTCTGTCTATAAGTTACTGCCGCAAGTTCTTTCTTCTCACCTTCAGCCAAGCCGCCTGCATCTACACTTAATCCCTTTGCTTTATTTTTAACATCCTTATTAAATGCAGCCGCTTCAGCTCGCATCTTAATATACTTATCCTTTACGGACTCAATTTCCTGTTGATCAGCGGACAATTGTCTATCTGTACCGGCCTTTATAAGTTCAGCAATCTTTGTTTGTAAATCATTTCTCGCTTTTAAGGCTGAAGCATATTGATTCTTTTCTGTAATGCCAGAGTTGTCAATACCACCATTGGCAAGTTTTAACTCTTTTCGTAAGTCTTTTAATTTCTTAAGATTCGACTGATATTGTGCAGTGGTGTATCCCAGTTTCTTATTTGCATCTACAAGCGCTTTGATATCTGCCTTAATATCATCAGTAGTTCTACCTTCTCCTCCAGCGCCATCGAAAGTCTCCTGAACAGCACCATAGAGACCAGTATAAGATTTTCTAAGTTTATCAACAATGGATTGTTGCTGCAATAAAGGAGCCTGCAGATTTTTGAACCTGTCAACAAAAGGTTTAATTGCAGCTTCAGAATTCTTAGGATTTTTAGCGTATTCTTTAGCATAATTGGATTGCTCATACAACCGATTCAACTTGCTTTGCTGAATATCAATCGCCTTTTTTAAAGAAGGTTCATCAATATTAGTATCAACAATCAACTTTGATTTGATCGTAGCAATACCTTCGATCTTATCCCGGTTAGCAAGAATTGTAGATTGTCTTTCTTCAGCTTTGATAGCTGCAATAGCATCTGCATTTCTTTTTGCAGCAGCAGTTGGTCCAGATAATATATCACCAAAACCACCACCAAAACCTTTAGCTAGCGTGCCAAATCTACTAATTATCGTATCCAGGTTCTTGATCAGTATTGTTGCAGCGTCGATGCCTCCTTTGAAAAACTGGCCAATGCTACTGTCAGGATTAGTAGTTACATTGGTAATGGAATTACCTAATTTATCCCATGATGCAGCAAGGTTGTTGTTTTTCTCTTCAAAGTTTTCTGATAAAATAGTATGCTCCTCATAAAGGTCATTACCTGTTTTAACTTTCTTACTTAAGCTTTCTTGATTTAACGCCAAAGCTGTTATTGCATTGGTTGCAGCACCAACTTTAAAACCTAATGTACCCAGTCTATCGTTAAACTCAGTCGTAGTTGGATTGCCAGCTTTCAATCCTTTGAAGAATAAGTCCAGTGCCTGTTTAGAGTCTGTATTTACAAGTTTGGTGAACTTTTCTAACGTTAAAGTTGAATCAGCAAGCTGAGCAATCGCAAAGTACTTTTCTCTCTTTCCGGATAAGGAAGATATCAACCTACTAGTTGATGATGCTGCAATCTGAGCACTTACCCCTGCCTCTGACAAGACTGCACCATAAGCCAGCATAGTCGGCAATGATAACTTTGCTACCCGAGCTGCACCAGCAGTTCTTAAAGTGAAATCTTGAAGGAACTGAACGTTAATTGGTCCAGTGTGGGATATACCAAGAATAGCAGATCCTACCTTTTTAAGTGACTCTTCTAAACTAATATTCTCCTTTGAAGTCAGCTTATAGATTGAAATGATTTTTCCTAATGATCGGGCGACCGTCTCAGCACCACCTGGGAACTCCCTTTTTAAGACAACTGCTAATTGGTCAATAGTCTCGATATAACCTACAAGATCTTTCTTTGCAACCGCAAGCTGCCCCCCAACAAAACCAGTGTCTAACAGACCAGATAAATTGGTTCTTGTATCAACATCCTTAAGTGTAGTAACTAATACTCCTACCTCTTCCGTTGACTCCCTTGCGGTCCTTTTTATATCGGAAATACTATCAGACAATTCTAAGTTAGCATGGAATACACTTTTTATTGCTGCCACTGCTGCGTACAAAGTCAAGTATGAGGCCACCATGCCAACAATCTGAGAACCTAAACCTGATAAAAATCCACCGGTCTTTTGGATAGCGTTTCCAAACTCATCAAAACCTTTTTTTCCAGCACTATTTAACCTTTGTAATTCCTCCTGAGTCTGACCAATCTTTCTGTTTAGCGCAACGATGTTCTCAGCACCCTTAGCAGTATTTGGCTGTGCACGTACAGCATCAGAATAAATCTTTAGCCTATTAGTAAGCGTCTCCTGATAGCCGATCGTCTTTTTGATCGCATTCCCTACCTCATCAAAACCGGCTTTTCCGGCATTTTTTGTTTTGACAATTGCTGCAGCTGTTTCCTCTAGTTTACGATTGTACTTAGCGATAAGTTCAGGATTGGTCATTGATGCTGCACCATTCTTATAAATTTTTTGCAGCTCAATCAATCTATTTAAAGTTCCAACAGGACGTTCAATGGAAACTTTCATTGCATTACCCAACTCGTCAAAACCATCTTTACCAATATTTTTGGTTCTGGTAATCTGAATAGCAACATCAGCAAGCTTTTGATTGTATTTAGCAATTGCATCAGTATTAGCCATCCCAACTAATCCAGCTTTGTAGATGTTTTGTAATTCTATTAGCCTGGCAAGTGTACCAACTGGTCTTTCGTAAGACGTTTTAATCGCATTACCAAGGTCATCAAAACCTATTTTACCAATATTGGTAAGCCTCTTTATTTCAGCTTCAAACTCTTGAATCTTTTGATTGTATTTTTCAATACCAGCAACAGACATAGCGGAATCTGCAGAGGCTTTAAACTCAGCCAATTTTGCTTTAAGCCTTTCAAGAATTCCATTATTAGCATCTGCAATTTTCTTAGCAAATCCTTCCACCTTTTCACCCTGAGCTGTGGCATTGCTTGCCAGCCCATTCACCTTGGTGTTCATGGTATTTATCGTCGCATTGAAGCTCTTATCGTTTATCGTTGCATCAAAATGTAATCCACCGCCTGTTGTTGAAGTGCTCATAGTTTATAGCCCTAAATCTTTTCGTAATTCTGCTGCCTCGTCTTCAGGAGAAATGAAGACTTCATCATCTGGTTTATTCTTGCTTTTGGTTTCAGTATCAGGGATAGTTGCTAGCTCCATCATAAGATTCATCCAACTCATATCCCATAGTACTTCAGCTCTTGTACTGCCTGGAAAGAACTTTCTGTAAGCATTAATTAAACTCCAAGGGCTATTATCCCCCTCATCATTGCTCGGCCTCTCTATTCCTGTTCCATCGCAGGTGTCGCAACCTTTTCCGGCACACTCAGGACATTCGATCCTTTTATTAAGAGAGTAGAGTTCATAAAACCCGGTATACCGGCCATGCTTAGTGAAGCATTTAATAACCTGTAAAACTGTGCATCAGGTAGCCATCTTAAATATTCTATTAGAGCCTTTGACGGTTCTTTTTTGTTATTCTGAATACAGAGTGCAACTACGTATAAATAATCATCTGTATGCTCTTTTATAGCCTTCCAGCATTTATTTACATCTATTTTGCCATCAGTAAATATGTCCTGTGTTATTTTTAAGGCAATGGATGAAACCCTGTATCTGTTACCTACTAAAATTGGGCTGATTTCAAAAACTTTTACTTGTTTCATCAATCCAATTTTCATCAGTAGCTTTTCAAATACATTGGTTGGCTTGATAATTATAGTTACAGTTTCAGATTTATCAGTGACAGCTTCACCGACCTTTATTAATGCTTCTAATTGTTCAATATCTGTCATATGAAAAGTAAAAGCCCCCGGGTTGGGGGCTGTAAAAATTATACTCCGAAATCGATCGACATTGCTGGTGTAGCTGCCTTATCTGGTGTTAATACTTTACCTGTCCAGTCAATTTGACCAAACTTAGTTTTATCAAAACCGAAGTTGGCGGTACCAATAAGCTTCATTTTAACGAAACTGAATTTTATACCAGTTTTAGTTTCTGAAACTACTGATTGGTTAACAGTTACTGATGCACCACCTACAGGGGGCGACCATACACCGTTAACAACAGTACCACCAAAGAACTTCTGCATAGTTAAAGCAGTAACTTTATAAGTGCTGGCTGTTAAAGTCCAAACTCGGCCTTTAGTTTCAATCTCATCAAGAATCTCATCTGACTCTTCTGTTTCGATTTCTGTTGTTTCGGGCACAGAGGATACTAATGATGCAGTTCCCTTTACGGTCTCACCAAGAATCTCTGTTAAAACGGTGCCCATACCTCCGTCAAGAGCAGGATCACCCATTGTAATAGCTTTTAAGCCATATACTTTCTTTGCCATAATTATTTAATTTAAATTGACGAGTAAAACTCTATTCTAAAATTGATGTAGTGCATGTTGTTCACATCATCCATCACCGTGTCTTGTTGGTATTTAAAGCAGTATTGTCCAGCTTCATCCCATATCTCTCCATCTTCATCTGCCCCATCAGCAAAGGCTTGATTACCTAGTTTAGCCAGCACTAATAACCTGGCTGTATCAGGTTGTGATCGATCTGGATTGTTATCTGGTAGTTTCAGATTTGGCACATAAATATTTACATTGAGCACTGCCTCGTCCACATCACCTTTAACCAGTGGTAAACCATTTATAACTACATCTTCAAGTTCTGAGTTAAGAGGTTTTTGATACTTGCACAGCTTACCATTGGGTTTTTTTAAACTATTTACCAATACACTGTTCTCTATGTGCTGAAATAGAACATTTACCACCTCAATTGATGTAAATCCCATGGTTACCTAAGTGAATTTTTAATCTTTTCCATTGCTGTGATCAACTGCTCTTTTGCCAATATCGAACTAGCTGTTAGTACATCCTTACCCTTGCTTTCAACTGATGCCGCGTAATCCATTCCAGCTACCACAATCAACACATATCCAATCGACAATCCTGATGCTAACTCATTCGCCAACTGCTTGCCGGTAGACATACCTTTTTGCTTTTCGGTACCCCTTTCTGAAAGTTGATAGTTCTCATACTGCTTTTTACCATTTTTCAAAACAATGTAGCCTATCGAACTTCTCAGATTGCCTGTTTGATCCAAGTAGGTATTATTGCTCCTTGCATTGTTGACGAATGTTTCACCGATATATTTAAGCCTCGAAATAATAACCTGGTCAATCCTATCCGTTTTAACCTTGATCATCTTTTTCACATCATCAGGCGAAAATTTAGGTTTGATTCCCATTAGGCTTGTATCGATAAATTCATCTGTCCACGTTTGAATCGTTTTATAATACCTGAAGCAATCAGATCTCCATCTTTATCATAACCTTTAAAGTCAATCCTTTCAGGAACATCCTTCTGATCCAGGGGAGCAAACACATCCCAAGCATACTCTAAATTTTCACCATCATTAGACGGAATCAACTTACCTTCAGAATTTGGCTCAAACCGGCATTTAATTCCGATCGTAACATTTGATCCAGGAATGATCACCGTATCCCCGTTTTCATCAGTACCGGTAGAGCCACCAATCACATCGAACTTCAATATGTCCGGATACTGGATTACCATAACCAACTCCCATCTTCAATGGTACCTTCCACTTTATCAGAATCAATATCTGGCATACCCCAACGATTCAAGTAAATTAGCCTGGTAATTCTTAGTGAAGCTTTATCATTTAAAGTCAGGGAATAACCACCTTCAGTCACGTTACCGGAAGTACAGGCTACAAGTATTAATTCTGCTGCTGCTAATTCAACATCTTTTCTTAATTCTTTGGTATACGGAGCTTCTCCGTCCAAATCTGAATTAATCAGAAAAGTAGTATAACTTTCCTCACTAAGAGGAAAGTTAATTAAGCTTTTCAGCGTCTTTAATATGGATTGATCCGGCATGACTATTCTTAGAATGAACCTTTACGGTTTGTATTCAGAATGAACGACTGATCAATAGTATCCCATGATGGGAACGCATTGAATTCGTAAGCAGTTGTTTCAACAACAGGATCCACTTTACTGAATTTCTTAACCAAACTACCATTGTATTCAGCATAGGTAACTTGCTTTTGAGGACGTTCTTTCTCAACCATTGGTGCAACGTGAAGTTTACCAATTGGGCCATCTGGTGTAAATACAATGTTATCCACGTTCCATGGGTTACTGTATTTCACTTTACCATCCATTTCCACACCAATCGATGCATTGAACGCTCTGATAGTTGGGAACTCGTTAGCTGAAAGATAGGCGTTTACCTTTGATAAATTTAAATCAAGGTTATCAGTTGTACCTTTTGAAAGCATACCAAATTTAGCAAGAACCTCATTCGATTCCAGTAACTGGTAGACTTTTGAAGGGTGCATTCTGATCACACCACCGGTTACACCTAAATCTGCTAAAGGCATGAAGATGTTTGTCTTCAAATCTTTCAATGGCGTTGCACCAGCAGGATTAGACCATACCTCGCCAACTGTACCGCTCTTGTGTGAATCTGGCATACCAAAGTTCACATCATATTGCGTAACCATACCAACATTATCCTCGTTGGTGAATTTTAAATAACCACCGGATGATAAAAGTTTAGCTAACCACAAATCAATAGTTTTGTGTGGAGCGGTTGAGCAGAACGAAATATCGTCATATACTAAATCCAGCAAACGATTCATATCAGGATCAATCTGTTTGGTTAGAGTGATATACTTCATTAACAGATCTTCATCCATAGTACGCTTTCCACGGATTGATGGAATCTTACCAGACTCTTCACGCAATACGTCACGGGCATGCTCCGGAGCAGATACGTTAAAAGCGGTAACGTAACCTGCTACGCCAGCTTTACGATCGCCAATAACAGATTTCCACTCTAAGCTATCCACTGGCTTTTTAGTAAGCAGTGATGGCCAGTAAATGGCAGCATACTTAGCCTGGGTGTCATTGATGTAAGTTTGCAGGTTCTTTTTTTCTGCAAGCTCTTTTATAATTGTTCCTTCCATTGTCTATTAGCGTTGTTCAGAAAAAATGATTAAACCTTTCAGGGCATCTTTCACCGCCTGAGGTGCTGCCCATGGCAGACGTCTGTTGTACACAATACCTTGACGAACTACAGGAGCATCTTCGTTTTCACTGATATACCTGTGATTTCTAAGCATACCGTTTACTGCTACTTTTAAAGCTCCAGCATTAGCACCACTAGCAGCAGAATGAAACAATACATCACCTACAGCCATAGCACCTAATGTGGTACCAACTGTAACGATATCGTAATCTGCATTACTCGTGTCTAATGTTCCAGCATAAGAGGCACCTCCAACAGTTTTGGCAAATACATCACCTGACACAAATAGATGGGCCTGATCTTTATTTAGCTTAGCAATCTTATAAGTAGTTGCACCAGCAGCAGCTACCTCAACGATAACAGCTGTTTTTAATATGGTGACTAACCTGGTATTCTCGTCGAAATTGACAAAGGCTCCCGCCCTGATAATCGAATCTTCAACCAAGCCCACATTACTTAAAGTTCCACCACCTTTATAATCGGAGTGGACTTCAATAAATACTGGAGGGGACATGGTGTCTTGCTTCTTTTTGTTTTTTAATCCCATATTAAATTTCTTGAATGTTGATACCTGAGTCTTTCGGTGCTACAGTCTCACCGTACTTTTTACTCGCTTCAGCAAATGCGCTCTCGGTTACCAGGCTACCTTTTAAGACAGTACCGTTTCCGATCGCTTCATTTACTACCAGTTGTTTGGTTGCAGTCCACTTGGTATCAAGCTTAGTTATCGCTTCTTCTTCATTGAAGTTTTCACCGATATGAACATCGTCTACCCAATCTTCAGGAATGCCTTTTGCTTTCGCAGCAACCTTTAATTTGGATCGTGTTTCATTAAGCTGGATTTGTTGGTTTGAAGCAGCAAAAGGGGCCATGGCCGCAGTTACCGCATCTGCAATCATTTTTGAAATGTCTGCTGGTTGACCGGATTTCTTTTTAGGAGCAGGATCTGCATCGTCATCATCATCATCGTCGTCATCTGCAGTTTTCTTTTTCTTAACTAGATCAAACTCTTTTTCAAGGTTTGTTCTTACAGATCGTGCATTCCTACTTGTTTCCTTTTGGATCAGTTCAACCACATCGTCAAAGGAGATAATGGAAGTATCGAGGTCATCAATGGTGCTGTCGATTTCTTCTTCCTTAGTGACTTTCGCCTCAATCTTATCGAGTAACAGGTCAATCCCTTTTTGACTTAATTTTTTAAGCGAACCGGCTTTTGTTAATTGCAGTTTCGCTAAGATTTCTTTTCTGAACATAGCAGTTTTTAAGCTTTTTGAGAATAAGCCTAAAATTACCTAGGATATAAACGCACCTTGATTTTTACAAATCACCATTGACCAATGGTAATACTTTGCTATATTAAAAGAAAATTAAACGAACTCATGGGATTACAAGAAAAGTACACAAGCTACATAAGAGGAACAGAACAGGTAGAAGACCTAAACAAAAAAATCGACTATGCAGAGAAGCAAGTGATAGCACATAAAACATATGCTAAAAATGACAGTTGGGTACTAGCTGATGTTGTTGACAGTCTAATTAATAAGCAGAATGAAATAAAAACACTGACCGATAAAAGAGATAGTCTTGTGAATAGTAATAAGACTCTTGAAACTGAAATTTATGACATATTCTCGCACATCGATAATAAACCAGTAATGATGCAGATCAGTGGTGCGAACATACTTGTGTCAGTCGTTTTTGATGGTGATGGAAATAGAATGTTTTCATCCACTCATCATGGTTAAATTTTAACATCATTAGCAGTTACCCAGTCCGGCTTTCGTTTCCAGTTATCCATTTTACCAGCATTGTCATTTACATAGTTAGTGAAGTTTTCTGGAACAGTATTAATCACATCTTTAAATTTGAAGTCTTTTGCAGTTCCATTGAAGATAGCAGTTTCATAACGATCATATTCTTCAGGACTGGGTAACTTAGCTATACAGTAACAAAGGCAGTTTACGTGCCATTTTAACCACAGGAACCATTTAGGATATACACCTTGTAAAGAATCGCAAATATCAACTTTAGGGTGATTATTAGAAAGGTTTACCTGGTAACCTAATACAAATGGTAAAGACTTATACCTGACCATATCTGCTTGACGGTAACTATCATTAGTAACGTTTCTGGTAATTCTCATAAAGTTTTTAAAAGGAGATCGGTAGACACCTTGACCAGGAGCACCCAATTCAGTATAATACTTTTGAGCTGCTTTTGATAATCTTAGCTTAGATTTTCCTTTTGCAGTAATATATCTTACTCGTCTAAATAATGGCTCAGGGTTTTGCATGTATGAAACTTGATCTCGGGCCATATCATTTGCTGATTTACCTTCACTTAATCCAGCAAACAGGTTTTGTTCGATCTGTCCCTGAAGCTGACTAGTATATTTAAGTACACGATCTGATAATCCTAAACCAGCACTCTTTTGAGTGATAAACTCTTCTAATGCAGCAGTATTAGGATTATATATCATTTTATTAACGGTATCACTTATCTTTGGTGATCCATAATGCTGATGAATTACAGCGCCATTCTTTTCAGTAGATAATTCCCATTGTCCTTTCACCCCATTTATCAAAGTGATATTGACTTCTTTACTAAAAGCAAGTAAGATATTATCTACTTTTTTATTGAATTCTGGAAAATCATTAATACTAAACGTATTGCCTTTAGGCTTTAAATTAGTAGCCTCCCTATATATTCTCGCTATCACCTTACGGTATAACACTTCAATCTGTTTTTGATATTTCTGAATATCCGCCAAGTGCATTGCCTCATACTTTTTATTAATATCGTCCGACATAATATATATTTTAAACAAAAAAAGCTAACGGGAACCACTCCGTTAGCTAACCAAACCTAAACCAAACTATTACTATGAAAATTATCTATTTCAAATATACAAACATTATGTTCTAATTGTTCCAAATTAGAACATATTATTCAACAATTGTACTTAATTCCTCATTTTTAAGCAGTATATTTTCCTTATCCCCATCCTTAACCAAAGGATTCAGCTCTACAGCTGTTTGGCGGCTCATGATAGCTTTACCACCTACAGCCAAACTTAATGAATTTAAGTAATCTGCTGTGTTGTCAGGAAGTGGATTACCAAACTCCATGCTTACCTCCAAATTAGCTATTTCTGCAGCCATAGCACTTGAATTATCAATAACCTTAGTAATGAATGCTTTCAAGATATTATTTTCACGATCGTGAAGTTCTTCATAAGTACCATGTTGGCTCATTGCCTTTAATAGTGGGCCAAAGTATTTCATTTCTAAAGCTTTCCCGGAGTCCTGTCCCAATGATGCTCCCTCCTGAGAATGCAGATCAACTGTATCAGTAAAATACAGGATAGCACGCTCCAGATCTTCCTGCTCGTTTTTCACCATGTCGATACTCATCTGTGGCACAAGGTAGGAGGCTTTAGCACCAGCCTGGAGAACTACAACCTTTCCAACTTCGTTGGCGTTAGGTAAGCTGATCGGTTTACCACCTTCTAGTACCAGGATAGGATCACCGGTGCGATCAATATTATCCGCCCGGGTGGATGATGAGTATTCTCGACGAACAATTATTTTCTGAACCAGTGCCCATTCTGGATCTTCCTGCATTGCCCAAACCATAGGTATCTTTCCTATAATATTTGTTTCTGGAAGTACATTCCATGATCCACCGTCACGATTGCAGTTATAAATAACATCAGCAGTGTAAACATCAAAATGCTGAATTTTTTTATTTCCAACTGCCACGCTATATTCCCGGCCTACAGCTTTTAATACACCGTAATTATCAAAGCTTACATGGATTGTGTCTCCCAGTGATTTTGCAAGTAGAATACACTTGACACTATTTGGAATACTTAAATCAGTTTTATCAGCATTAGAATCACGATACGGTACAAATAATTTAACACATTCTGTTTCCGATTTCATGATCTCTGCGCACTTTTGATCCTTAGCATTCATACGCATATCTTTTCGTAAATCAGTCAGTGCCTTGAACGCCTTATCTGTGCCGGTACTTTCCTGTTTTAGCTTTACGGGTTTGCCATAAATAAAGGCAACAGCAGATTGAACGATCTTACGTTGATACGGTAATGGCAGATTCCAGCTGGTCACAATTTTGCCCTTTACTAAATCCTTATCCGGACGTTTCATAATCTCGTGATCATCAATATTCCATTGTGATAAAGCAAGCGCTACCTTATCTTGTCGATTAGTAAACTTGCCTTTTGCTTTTTCAATTGACCCTTCGGTAAGCAGCGTTACCAGGTCTTTGTCTTCTTCTGCCATTCCTAATAGGGATTTAATTTTACCGATTACACTCATTACCGTAAAGTCTTTAAATAATGATCCATACACCTTTTGCCCTTGTCAGTGATATCACTATCAAAAGTCAAGTTGTTGCGTTCTTGATAGGTCTTCATGATTTCACTGGAAACGATATTATATTCCAGGTTCTTTTTAACAACAAAATACATTTGGTATTTTTCATCCATCAAATCCGCAAGCTCCTGATCCCACGGTATATTTTTCCTTTTGCAGATGATCTTATCTAAAACCTGTGTGCTGCAGATATAATCAATCTGTTCAGGAAGGATCTTACCAAAATCCATTGCTTTTAAGTTGGGTTTAATTCTAAATCCTCTCATATTGTTATTTAATAAAATCCTAAATCTGCTTTTGATACACCTTCCATTTCCACTACATATCCTTCACCAAAGTCTTCAGTTATACCTGTTAAACAGTCTTCAGCATCATCATGTGCATTGCCACCTGCAGCCTTATAATTCTTTAGTGACTTATAGAACTTCGGCCATAATGTTTCCCAGCCGACTGGAAAGTGAATCATATTCATAACATCAGCTGACTTCGTGTAGATCCTGACATCTTTGTTATCTCCCTGGTGAAACCATTCAATCTTCGTTTTCGTATTACCTATCAACCGTAATTCACGTTCCACATTACGAGCAAAGCCCCGGCCCCCATTATTACTTTCAAATAGTCCCCGTTGCACTTCTTCCCGGGCCAGCTGCTGGGCAACCTTTATTTCAGTTACCTCCATCTTCTCCTGAGTGTAAATCACATCAGTCACAAATATGCCAGTGTCGAGTTCATCGTAAGCTATTGAACACAAGTAATCCTCTCCTGTATCAGCGGTATCTACATGAGCTTTTTTCATCCGTTTAGTTGTGAACGGAAGGAAACCTGGAGTATAGGTTTTAAACAGCCCATAAAGATATCCTTCTTTCGGTTTAGGATCCATCATGTATTGGCGACCAAATATGATAGGGAAATCAACCTCCATCTTTTTTAATTCAGCCAGCTCATGCTTAAATGGCCACAATGCATATTCATTCCCCTCAGTATCTGTTTTGATAACCGGGATGCTTAGAACATACCATTTGTTCTTATCAGCTTTAGCCTCTTCCAGATCGTAGGTATATTCTTCCTGGCTCATGATAAATCCACATAGATCATTCTCATGCAACCGCTGCATAATGATGATAATAGGAGTATTTCTGCTGTTTACCCTATTCCGGATCGTACTATTGAAACGCTGATTAATTCTTTCCCGCCTGGTATCAGAATCCGCATCATCTGGTTTGATAGGGTCATCTATGATCAATGCGCCATTAAATCCTGATTTGATATTCAGATCCGCAAGCATTCCATCCAGTTCAGCTAAGAACTCTTCTTCGTCTTTCTTTTCCTCATCATCAACCTTACCGGCACCGAAACCAGTAACCTGTCCACCGGCCGCTCTTGCATATACTCCACCACCATCAGTAGTGTACCACTTCTTCTTAGCATCAGAATCTTGTTTGATCTGAACATGCGGAAACATTTGCTGGTAGGCTTCTGATTCCACCATATCCCGGATAGCCTCCGAATTATCGAGGGCTAAATCATCTGAATAAGAAAGATGGATAAAAGATGCAGATGAGTTTAATGCAAGGGCATGGGCTACAAAATTCTTTACTGCCAGCTCAGTCTTACCATAACGCGGTGCAATGTTGATCATCACTTTGGTCAGCTCACAGCGCAATACGCATTCCAGTACATTACAGATCTGCTGGTGATGATCACCGATTACAAATTTTCTATTTTGGGATTTTTTAAATAGGTACCTAGTCTGAAATAGCAGACTGGTCTTACTCTTAAGAGTAGCCGTTTTTACCTTCTTTATTTCTTCCCTGGTCAACATAATTAAAACTCTTCCTCTAAAGCTTTTGCATACTGCCTCACCTCTTCATCGGTTAGTGGCACATTGTAGTTGATGTTATTCATCTTACCATCCACCTTAAGTGAATTACCCCATCCTTCGGCTTTACCTTGTCTGTCCAGGTAGAACTGAATACTTGAATCACTTCCTTGATCGATGCGGAGCATCAGCTTATCCACTACATGATCCAATACACCAAGCTTTATATTTTTAAATGCCTCTTCAAAATCAGGATCATCATTAACGTAATTGTGAAAAGTCTTTCTAGTAATGTTCACCATGGCACATGCATTAGTGATGTGGCCACGACATAGTTTGACCGCATGCAGAATGATACGCTTCTTCATTTCGAAGCCTTTAGTATTGATATCAGCCTTGCATCCCTTCATGAAAGCGGCTTTCTTATCTGCCATGGATTTCTCCATCTTTTTGATGACACCCTTAGTTGCGCTCTCAGTACATGGTTTTGCTTTAGATTTTGCCATTGTCTTTTACCTATTAACCCCGGGACTTATGCCCGGGGTGTCTTCACTGTTTTGCCGGCCATTAAATCCGGTATTTATATTAATCAAGTATGCATGAGTGAAAGGATTCGAACCTATATCAATAGTTTTGGAGACCACTATTCTACCTTTGAACTACACTCACGTTTTAAACATTATTTAAACCAACGCACCCGCCACATAAAATAAGGGGTTTCTTTTCTTCGAAGATGTTAACTGAAATTATCTTCTTGTTGGTTCCACGAGAGAAATAAGCTTTATCATTACTATTTGAATATTCTGAACCTTCTTCCTTCACTTCAATTGTAACCCATGGCCCATATTCACCTTCAGACATCTTAGCCCCCATAATCTCAGCCTTAAGTGCTACTAAAAACTGATCAACCTTTTGTTCTGTATCCAGCATATAATATATATTTGTTGACCTGGAAGGACTCGAACCCTCAATCTTCTGAACCAAAATCAGACGTGCAAACCAATTACACCGCAGATCAATTTTACTACGCTTTTTCGTGAAACTTCAATACCTCATCAACTGCATTCTGCAGGTCTGTAACTACATCTTCTGAATGTCCACCACCGATTGTGATGATCACCCTTGGATGAGTTGTCATGATATCCACTGATACCTCGCCATTTGCGAAGGCCTGACTTGTTTTTTCCCGGTCCAGTGGGAACTTAGTTTTTAGCTTTGCCATATTATTCAAAAAATTTGTGTTCGGTTTTGATCAGCTCGTAAAGCCGGTAAGTCTCAGACTTAAATTCTTTATAAGCACGGAAAGCAACGATGACACATGATATCCTTTTCTTTAAAATATCACGGGAACAATTCAGTTCCGCAGCCATTCTGCTTAAGATGAATCTTTTCAATCTGATATTGCTGATGCTTAAAACCTTCTCAGGCTGATAAAGTAGCATAATCACGGAAACCAGAAGATCTCTATTCTCTGATATCGATCTGTTTCCTCCTTTATTAATCCATACTTCGCTATTAATCCCCTTAATGGCTTTGAAAGAACGTACAACTAAAGGAATTAAAGACACATCTTCCAGGGATGCCGGTAACTCTTCATCCAGCCTTTTACGGATACATAAATCCACTTCCGGATACTCTCTGCGTAGGATATTTGTGATTAAAGCTGAACTGTATTCCCTCATATGAAGTAAAGATAAAAACAAATGTTCTAATTGTTCTAATTCAGAACATAAATAAGTGAATTTTTTCACTTATCATATGGAAAGAATTAAAAAGCCCCCTACAAATCAATGCAGAGGGCAGGGTACTATGAGGTGTGTGGTGTTTCTAATTTACCATGTTTAAAGAAAGTGAATAATCGTAAATCGTATCTATGATATACTTCTCAATGATAAGGATCATTCTGTCTACTTCTACTTTGCTTGATTTTGCAATAAGCTCTTTGGTCTTATCCTTGGTGTGATCTTTAAATAATTCGATAAGCCGCAAAGTTACGTGAGCCGCGCCTTTCAACCGGATCAATTCTTTGATTGTGCTGTGTGGGGTGAACATCCAGCATAAACAATGCTCCCTGTAAACAGATATTAGGATATCGTTTTCTTGAAGGTGTTTAGGAGCTAAAAAGACTTGAACGCCCTTAGATTCAAGTTCTGGCTTTTCTAATTTTTCAGTGATGATTTTATAACTCTTCATATGTTTTTCGGGTTTGGTGGATTAAAGCTAAAAAAAAGATTTAAAAAAAGCCCTATATCTAGGGTTTATTTGTGAATAATATTTATCTTCTTTAGTGGTCGATAATGACCGACAAATCCCAGATATCACAGATAGATGCTGCAACCCTTAAGACGGTTGGTTTAAACATACGTAAGTACAGGAAACTAAAAGGATTAACTCAAAATGAATTAGCCGATCTCGCAATGATATCTAGAAGTCAAGGTCAGGCATATGAATATGGGACTATTAATCAAAGTGTAATCAGCTTAAGAAAAATTGCGAGTACTTTAGGGATCAGTATGTCCAAGCTTTTCGATGAGCTTTAACTACTTCATAGCCTCTATAATCTTTTCCTCAACAAATTCGACCTCTCCCTGAGTAAAATTCGTGATGTTAGTGAACTTCCCTTTTGTATCGAAATAGCCACAGAAAAGACCATTTAAAATAATTTGGTGCAAATTCTTTTGATCGTTAACTGTACGAACCAATATATTTTTCCCGTTTATTTCTAAGTGTAAGCCATCCATAGATCAAAATTACTAATTAAATTAGTATAATTGCAAATGGAACAATTCAATATTACTTTAGCCGGAGATGTGGAAGTTACGATTAAGCCCAGGAGAATTGTAAAGGATGTGCTGGTGTTTGATGTGTACATTGAAGATAAAATCCACGGAACAGTTTACCCTGATCACGGATTTGATGATGAACCTCCACTGGTATGGAGATCGCACGATAACTTTGATCCGTACCTTGTTGGTCTGATCGGCAAAATGATTGAAGAACATGATGCATAAAAAAGCCCTGCATTGCTGCAAGGCTTAAAACATGTGTCGCTATCCCTGCTACTGGACGTAGATAGCCAAATCCATAAAGCTCCGTGTCCTACACCACACATCCCCCTGTTCATTCAGGTGTTTTTATCTTACAACTATTGAAGGTTTTTAAATCCAACAATAGCCAATATTTTATTCACAGACAACTATTTCAGATACCCTTACACCATTTCTACGGATGTATGCACCAACACCTTCCTGAAAACAAGTATCGTATCCAGCCGCTGTAACTTTCTTTTTTGATATCCTGCCAACTATAATACCATCGGCTTTCGCTTGGTTAATAACAGCCTTTGCCTGCACATCAATTGATTTATAAAATCGATCCAACTTTTCTTTAGCCTCAGCATGGATTGATTCTATTATTTTATCTGAAAGTTCTTTATCAGCTTTTAATGGCTCTTGAAGCATATCTGTCAATGACTGTTGGTCTTTTTCAGATAGATTCATTTTACTGCCTAATGTTGGTATTTGTCCATAACTCATACTGCAGGTTCTTTAATGGTTAATTATTTTTATGAGGTATAAAGAAGATCCCTGGTTTATCAGTAAGATATTCAATAGCCTGTTTTACTTGATCGTACTTTATATCTCCGTTCGATAATGCATTAGCAATATCAGTGGTGGTAACTTTTTGTACTTCACTCAAAGCCATATACATTGGAATGCCTACACTGAGTAGTTGAGCTATGTCTATCTTATGTGCCGATCCTTTCAACTTAATAGCTTGATAAGCGTTCAATACCATATCTGTCTCTTTATCAGTTGTGGGTATTGCCTTGCAAATCATACTTAACATATCAATTTCAGTCTGAGTGATTTCATTTGGTTGCATACTCAAATATATTGTTTTTGGTTTTAAAATGGAAGATCATCTTCTTCTCCAGGTGGATTGGTTAACAGGTGATCAGGATTATTATCTTTATCATACCAGCATAGGAAATTAGCAAACCAGTTTATTACTGATGTTGTATCTGTTAAGTCCTGTGTATAATATTCTTGAAAGTAATGAAGAGACAGGTCACTAGGATTATGCTCATCGATGAACCGGACCAGAATACCTACCTGCATTTCAAAAGGGATATCAATAAGATACACTTTTCCAAATAGATCAGTCCATCCTATCGCGTCTGTATATTTATCAAACCAATCAGTAAATACTTTCATGGCCACAGGATATTTTGCTCTTATATCTTCATCAAAGAAGTTCTGTTTGTTTAGGTTAGTCTTTGCTTCCATGGTTACGGTTTTAGTAGATCAAGTGTGAAAGGTTCTATTTGTGATGATAATTTTAAGCCTTCATCAATGCTCGCAATGAGTCTTAGTGCCATCTGCTTGTTGTCTATTGATGTGAGAACCTGATGAGCATTACCATTGTCCATTTCGACGCAAATAAGTATTTTGCTGATGTTTTCGATTTCCATGATTATTTCTTTTGGTCTAAATTTAATCCAGTATCAACCCAGCTTCCATCTTGTATTAATCTAAATGTTTTTACTACCGCGAAGTTGGTTAACCTGAAATATTCTACCTTCATGCCGTAGTCACCAGCATTTAGCTTTTTAATCACCGCCTGTTCAATCTTATCAGGATTTAATTCGTGCATGTCGTGTTTATAAACAAACTCTGCAATTTCACTCATTGCCATATTAGCCAATGTCAATTCAGGATGGAATAAAGATTTATAAAGCTTTTCCATATCATTGATAGAATAACCCAAAGCACTATTTAGGGTAACGGTTGATAAGTCCTTTGATGTTAATGTTTGAACTGGCATAGCTACCACCCTTAGTCTATTTGACTGGATAAAAACACTATCGAGATATGGTATCCTAAAATACATGCCGCCAGTCAACAATTTAATATTTTTACCTCTTCTTACTCTTATTCCTTGTTCCCATGGTTGAACTATGATCCATATCTTAATGGCATTTAATAGGTACTCTAAGAAGTCCTTTACTTGATTCATATTCTTTGATTGATTACTGATTTAATTAAATTGATTGTTTCGAGGGTGCACAGATCAGTTGGCGTTCGCCTGATGATCACCCATCCCTGAGCAATAGCCAGGTTATTCTTATCCATATCACGCTGGATGCCGGTACCTGATGAATGGCCGCTCTTCCCTGCCATGTGAATGCCGCCCTCCTGTTCAATAGCAATTTTTAATTGTACCGAATTCGGGTTAATTGGAATCGCATAGTCAAACCTGTACAGCCGTTCAGTACTAAAGAAGAATTCCGGCCATACATCCAGTTGCAGTTCCATCTGCACCAGCCTCATGAAAGGTTCAATTGCAGCGGCTTTATTCTTAATATTCCGATCGTCATCTATCCAGCCGGTTTTATTGACGTACTTCGCTCGAGTCTTTTTCTTTGGCTTATCCAATCCCCGGGCCGCTGCTACTGCAGGCGGTAAAAGCTGATCACCAATGAGCACGTAACCGCGATCAAGACAATCTTTGTAAACGGCTTTTAGGATGGATGCTGATTTCATTTAGCGATAGGATGATTACGTTCAATGTTCCTATCCTTCATTTCCCAATTATAATCCAAAAGATAATTATGAGAATTACCGACCAAATTATATTTATCCGGACTGAATGATAATTTAAAGAATGTCCTCATAGTCGGCTTAGCGATGTAGGCAACCTTATGGATATTGAACTGATCAAGCCTTAATAATTCGCATTCCTGATACTGGTAATCAAGATCAGGAATAGCCTGAGCAGACATTTCTTCGATACTGATCTTATGATCCTGTGTAAGTTCAAAGGGACTGTGGTTAAATATTGTACCATTATTATTTGACCAGATGTAATTTATATCATCAGTCATAAACCCATCTGAATGCCAGCCATCGCGATTGAAAGAACATCCTTCAGCCTGGTACAAATGCTTAACGGTTAAATAAACATTTGAGGCATCAAGATTATCGTTACCGAAATTATACGCAAAGTTCCAAATACATTTCTCAATCAGTTCTGAAAATGGATTTAGCCTATCTTCCCAAATAGCCTCCATTTGACCGGCTAATTTGATAGGCAGATACTGATAGAACATCATCTCTTTGCAATCCACCTCAAAAGTCCCTAATGAGGTAGGTAATTCACCGTATCTTACTTTCTCCATGGCTGTCTGTTGTTATAATTCTGTTTACGCTTCTTACCGCCCTGCTTTGCTGCTTTTTCATACCATGGACGGTCATCATGGTGGTTGATTATTATTGGAGAAGAAAACTCTTGTGCAGCTTTATTAAATGCCAATGCTGCTTTCTCAAATTCATGAGCCAGATTCCTTACAGGTGCACGCATAGCTTCAATCATTGCAAGGATATCATCTAAAGGCCTCCCAGCTTTCTCGCAGATATCTGTCAATCTTTCAGGTGTGATGATCACCACATCGGTGCTTAGATTTTGACACGCCAATTCAATTCTGCTAGGCATATGAGCAGCACCGATAATTATTACTTGGTCCTCCTTAGCAAATAGCTTTGAATAATGTTCCTTTACATTCCGGATCCGCTCTTCCATTTGTTCAGTTGTTAGTTCGTTCATGGCTAATACGGTAAGTAAAGACAACCAGCACATTCAATATCACCTTCACAAAAACAAGATTTAGGTAATTCTTTATTACACGTTGGGCAATGTCTCGTATACTCCCACAAGCTAAGTGCCCCTTTTACATTCTCGATCGGCTTGTCGTACAGTACCGGATTTTCCAGCACCCAGTTCCAGATGTATTTCTGGCCTTTGCGAAGGATATGAATGCCAGTATCCGGACATTTATCGAATGCCATTTGTTCAGCCCAAATTGATTCATGGTTCAATACACAGTCAACTATATCCACTTCACCGATGATGGCAGAAAATACATGATCATCGAAATTATCCCTGAATATAGTTGGGGTGTTATGCAGTACGGTAGTTTGCTTATCAGTAAACTGGTAGATCGCAGCCTTAGCTGATGCATGAATAAATATCCTGCCTCGGAATTTAGTCCTCCAGGTGCGGTTCTCAATATCTTTGATACCATGAGCGATCAGTGTCGCCCATGGCTGCTTTATACTTAGTGCTTTCATTACTGCTGATCTAAAGGATTATAAACACTGATATTCATCGGGTGGAATTGCTCACGAGGACCGAAGCCTATAACTTGTGGTAATCCAGATACCTCATCAAGCCCACCATATACGGGCTTAAGGAATAAGCACTGATTATAGTAAAGCCTTCCGGTTCTCTTAAACTCCTCCATTTCTTCAAGGCTGAACTCAAAGCACACCGTTGCCGGGCACATTGGATCATTGGTGTTTAAGTTGATGAATAGCGTATTGTATTCATCTTGGTTCTCAGCCAGTGGCGTGTTGAACTGTTCGGTTCTGATTGATTTCATATTAGTATAAAGGATTAGGTATGTGAACAATTGGCCGCCAGTGGGTAGCGCCTCCGATTGAGATATCTGCAGAATGGTATTCTACTCTCGACCTACGATCAATAAACATAAACAGGTACTCCCCGGGACAGAAAGGCATATCTTGAGGAGACTCAATCTTAGTCCAACCGTTGTTACGGTCAACACCTTCCAATGATTCTAAAGAGATCATAAAACCTTTATGGTTAAACCCTAGTCCCTTGATCAGGCCGTGATCATAAGCAGTACCGTAACCAGTTAAGCTGTATTTCAATTCTGGTTCTTTGAGTTGCAGGATTCCGCTTTCATTGACCATATCCTTGATTTGATCCCAATCAAAGCCAGCTACGGCCCACGATTTTTTTATAAACTCTTGCTTATTCATGTGATTCGGTTTTTAGGTTTAGTAATATTCCGTTGATTAGATAGAGGGCAGCAGCTGCAACGTTCAGCCAGAAGCATACCCATAGTATTTGGTCTAAAGTCTGGTTCATGCTTACCTGATTAAATATGCGATACATATTGGTGAGAAGAGGATTATTGTACCTATAATGATCAGTGTGACCTTGCGCTTTGATACATTGCGACCTGAGCCTATGTTTCCGATGTTCATAGTTTGCTGATTAAAATAGAGCGTTCCCAAATCTGATACTCGTCAGCTTTACGGCCTTCAGCAATCGAGTGTATTGCATAAGCAATATTAATTTCCTTCGACACGCCAACCTGATCAAGTATACCTGTAACCAAACCTCCTTTGTACTTTCGGAGCTTATAATATGATGCGTCCAATAGACTTCCGGTTACGGCCCACCAGAAATCAATTCCAGCTTTCTTCATCTGCCTTTCTGATACATCAAAGTCATCGGGCACGGTAGCTAAACAATATTGAATACCGAATGATGTTACGGTTGTACTTACCTTTGAAGGCTTAAAGGCGCTTATGCCTGGTTGTGTTAAAATGATCATAATATTTTAGTGTTTTAAGGTTTCTAAGGTTATTTCTGAATGATCAATGAAAGACTCCACTGACTTGGCTAATGCAGCCTTCTTCTGTTCCAGTACATTGATGTACATAAATCCGCTAACTAGCATACAGAGAGTCAGCAGGCCAAGCATAAGCATGGTCATCTTTTTAATTGGTTTCATACGAGAAATGATTAATTTTTGCACCAGAAAACCCCGCTTATCTCTAAGCAGGGCGATTGTAAGTAATTTTGTTTAATAATTATTCCCAGGAAATGATGCGCCTGGAGGAAATGTAGTTTGTCCTGGTGCTGTACGGTGAAGCACCATTTGTGTGAGTCCTCCTGAAATTTGTTCATACGTAAAATATTCGTACGGGTGGCATACAGCGTAATATCCACAATAACAAATACCTGTATTGTGAGGGAATGTACCCGGCCCTTCACCAGGAGGATTCTGAGGATCAACTACGGATACAGCATGATCGGCATGTGTTAAGTCTTTCTTCAATTCAATTTTAGATTTTGAATCGGGCGTAACATTTGATTCTTTCTTGCAGCCTACACCTAGTGTAACTGCAAATACCATTAAGGCGATAATAAGATTTTTCATTTGCCACGAAAGCCCCGCTGATCTGAACCAGCAGGGCTAGATTTAACGCATCCACGCGGTCGGTCTTACAATTTTTTATCAAGATACATCTTCAATATAATCACCATAGCTTCCGTTAAAGGGTAGCCATCCACGATCAGTATATCGTTCTCCCAGCCAATTACAGTATCACCTTTCTCGGAATCATCATTTGGTTCACCGATGTAGATATCACCATCTACAATCACAAAAGCAGTCTCTTCAGACTTTACAGATAAAATCTCATTCATTTCCATTATCGAAGTTTTTAAATAGAAAAAGGCTTATCCCCAGTTTGCGCTTCGACTCGCTCCCCAGAGATAAACCTCTTTTAAATGTCTTTAAACAGTCCTAAGTCGAAGTATGAACTGATTGATAAACAAATGTAATAAAAAATGTTCTATATGTTCTATTTTAGAACATTTTATTTAAAAAAATTAGTGCATCCGGCTGATTACAGCATTTAAATTCTTCTCCTGATCAGGGGTTAATCTGTTATGTCTTTTGAAAAGATAAAGCAGATGGGCCAGTTCACTGTTACGGTGATAGTATTTACCCAGCAGGATATTGTCAAAGTTCCTTTTGTTTTTGTGCAGGAATGGAGCAGGTTTAACAATCGTTCCCTGGTACAAACTTCTGGTATAGATCAGGCCGGCATAAGATGGCACCTCTTCTGGTTTAATCAATCCTTCAGGACATGCATAAAAGAATTTGTTTGGCAGCTTTTCAAATGGTTTTACAAAGTTAATATAGCTGGACTCCGAATGCTTTTCATACTTCTTTGTTTCGGGATTATACCTTGATTCACTTGAAATACCAAATCTGGTACACGGTAAGCAAACAGCAATCTCATTTCTCCTCGTGAATATCTTGTGCTTATCGGTTTTATGTGTAAAGTCTTTCTTAAAGTCCTGCCTGCTCACCTTCACCTCTACCTCCACACTGTAGCCGCTTTTGCTGATAGCAAAGAAGTCGCTTTCCCAGTCGAATATGAAAGTATTGAACAGCGGGTAATCGTAATTACCGAAGAGGACCTTTACAGCCTCGTGTACTTCGCGTGTTGTCATGTTTGGTATCGGTTTCGATGTTGTGAATAGGTCCATAGTGGTAGTTATGTAAATTTACATAGGTTTTAAATCCACACTTGGAGCATGGTAGTTACTCTTAGATGTGGGTAATCATGATTGTAGTGATTCCATCCTAAACCTGCGAATGGGAGGTAAACTATTCCATCATAGTAAACAGCAGCATACCATCCAGATTCCTTCTTAGTTCGATCGTGTGATCTCATAATGCAGGGATATTCAGTGTTCTTATCAAACTTCTTAAACCTGCTGCAATTAAATCCCAGGTTAGCGATCGTTTCTCTAATTTCTTTTGCCTTCCATCTTGCATTGGTACTACCACCACGAGCTGCAATGATCTCAGCAAGCTCATGCCCTGTAAGCATACCGATAAGCGATGCAATGAAATGATCATCACCGAAGTCCACCAGATCTATTTCGTACTTTTCCATTTAGTGATACCAGTTATGGTGACACCTTAAACAATATGCTTGACCGCCACCAATACCATGATTTGAAACCAGTATAGGGATTGTACAGTTACACCAAGTTCCGCAATCATCAGTTGTAGGCTTAAGATAACCGTACAGAGGTGATTTACTTTGTTTCTGTTTATCTGTTTGCGCTGCCATAATTACAATTTTTGAAGGATTATCCAAGTGCCGGTTTGTGATTCTGCAGTTATGTAAGCTTCTTTAGAAAGGTCGGCAATCCTATTTCCTGCTACAGTTTTACTATTCATAACTGCTTCAAATGGGTTTATACCGTAACACTCATTGACCTGCATCAATGATGCAAATGATTCTTTAGCAGAATCGCAATAACGCAAATGGTATTTTGGTTTTTCAGTCATGTAGTCAATAAATAGCCCTGCTTTTTTAATCTCAACGATTTCCGCACATTGCTTTTCGGTAAGACCCTTTGATTTTCCTAATATCTTAAACTCACCATCTGGCAATTTAATGGCTGGTAATGTGATATGTTCAGGTAGCTTACTTACCCTCGCTAAAGCTTTCTCTAACCTATCAGGTGGAAACATCTCATCTTCTCCAATATCAGTGGCAGGGTTGTCAGCTTTAACAACCAAGTATCCCATGTTTGCAAATGCGCTTACATAACGATCGGGCATAAGCACCGCCAGCCCTTCAAACTTTTCTGTTTTGATTTCTTTGATCATAGTTTCCGTTTTCTATTAAGCCAGGCATCAAACTTGGCATCATCAATTTTATTGTCATGTGTTGCAATCACATACTCATCGGTTACAACCTTTGCAAAATGCTTTTGCAGGCTCGATAGCAGATCGAATATCTCGACGCTGGAGAAGTCGTTTGAACCTACCACATCCATTTTATTGTCTGATTCAGGCGTTAAGGTGATGGTGCACTTTCTAACTTTCCTTTTGCCGAATACGGCCATGCCTTTAATCTTTGCCATTACTGATTTTATTTTAGACTGATCCTAAACATTGGCTTTTTTTCACTTCCACACCATAGACGATGCTTTCTACCTTCCTCCCTAGTGAAGACGATACCGAAAGTAATATTCGGGTTATTAGTTTTAATGAACTCCAAAAGGTCGTTGTAGTTTTTAGTCATGTAATCCATAATTATTCCCCGGTTAATTGTTTACGATACCATTCGCCTGTGATCGCTCTGTATAGTAATGATAAATCTTCAACAGAGGTTACCGATGTTAATTTGTCTTGTCCGTTTGATTTTACTAAGTAATGTTTAGCTTCTTTATATGGTCTTGAAAGATATAAGCCTGACATTTTTGGATGAAAATAGCTATTTCCTACTTCTTCAAAACCCTGAGAAATTAAAATATCGTGATCTAAACTAACCACCTTAACCGTACTGGCGGGGGCTTCGTAATGAGGGCAATTTGTCTGTTGATTGATTTGCCTATTTAATTCATCACTTAGCAGTGTAATGCCTTGTAAAACTTCGCTGTATGGAATGTTTGATGTATGGCAGGTAAAAGATAGTTTGCCGTCTATTACTTCAAATTCACCGCTTAGGTTCTTTGTATCAGTACTGGCAGTGGATGATTTGAATTGCGCCTCTTCTTCGTCAAATGTTTGGTTTATACTTTTAACAGCCCAGCTGTAACGCTCGTTATCCCTGTAATGATTAGAGGACTTATCGTAGTATTCTGCATCAACTTTATCTAAAGCTATTTGCCTTGCTGTCTTCACTTGCTTACCGGCACTTGAAAGGGATGATCTTCTACCAGCGTACATTTCTGTTGCCTCCTGAAAGTTCTGGCACTGGTGAATAGATTGCGGTTTAGATCCGACAGGGATTGTTAAATCTCCCATCCATTCAATATGAGAATCATTCTCACGTGTTCCGGTCTGAACCTGCTCATCCAACTCACTTGCTAAAAAGGTGCAATTAGTTACATTGTTATGTAGGATTGATTTGTTGGCTATTACTTTCATGATTCTGGGTTTATAGTCCGTTCCTCACCACAGTGGGAGCATCTGAACCGGTTAACAAAATGCTCTCTAGGAGCGCCTATAATTTGTTTGAAATCATGCTCGCCACCATTAGCACAAGGCAGAATATACTCCATTGTGCACCTGATGTATGAAACTGTAAAACCAAATACCTTTTCACATTCCTCACATTCTGTTTCAAATTGTTCATCCTGTTCATGACAATCATCTGGAATGTCATTTAATTTTTCACAATACGGACACGTTAGTTTATCGCTCATTACGCACCTCCTTTACTTCAAAGCTTCGATTTGCCGCCAGTTCAGCATCACGAACCACCACTAACCCTAATCCGTACTCTTTAATCACCTCACGGGCTTTATTTTGCGCTTCCTCCAAATTGTACACACTGCGTACTTCTATCTTTCCAGTCATTACTTTGAACTTCGACGGCTGGTACTTCTCAATGAAGATTTGAAGATCGCTCTTCTTTAAGTTTTTTAATGCTCTTGGAACTATCGCCAAGCTGTCATTTATTGCTAACATTTTACTCATAACTATCTGTTTTCTTTATGATTGTGTAATTGGTGAATTTTATTAATTGAAAGTTTTCATTATTTAAATGGAATGTTTTCACTTTCCAAAGAGAATATTTGCTCAAAGTATTTATTGAGTGCTATCTTCTTCGATCGTGGAATAACCTTTTCATTTGAGGCCATAAGGGCTTCTATCTGGATATTGAAGCGTCTTGCCTCTTCTACGGATAAAGGATTTTGTAAGCGTTTGTATTCTTCTGCCCGGGCCAGCTCTACCATTTCAAACTTCTCTTTCGGTGTGAATGGGATGAGTCCTTCGCTATCGAGAAAAGCGTACACAATGTTTCCTAAATCGTCATAAAAACCTTTGATTTTGTATTTTTCATACGCTTTCTGTGCAAATTCAATACGATTCTCCCGGGTTAATTCTTTGGATGGTTCAGGTAATGCTGCAACTGGTAATGTCTTTCCCAGGTTAGCACGGTAATCGCTGACAAGGTATCCGATGATAAACTTTTCAAAGGTGACAACACTAACTCCAAAGAATTCACCATACTCACCTCTGATACCTTTGGAAAAGCAGTTACTAATTTCGCCTACCCTCAGCTGCTTGTAATCTTTCCGGATGCTGTTGCTTATTTCGCTTACCAGGATAGTCATAGTCTGCTGATCTGGAACGGCCCAGCCTAAATGGGTAATGGATTTCATGACCTGTGCAAGAACTTCATTGTGGACAGTTTTGTAATCTTCCAGAAAAGCTGGTTGATTTTGAAGAACGTGCTGCACTTCTGAACTTTTATTAGTGGTTGTGATTTGGGTTTTGTTTTCCATATTAAAGTTTTAATCTTTCATACATATCGAGCGCGGCCTGCACTCCTTTTTTTGGTTTTTCCTCAGTTGATTTTTTGACAGCCACTTCAATTGATCGGTTGATCCATCCTGAGGCAGCAGATTTCCAATTGGCCATTTTATTTTTTCCAACCATCCAGTTTTTTGAGCAATAAAAATCAATGAACTTTTTAGCTTGGAAGTTGCAGTCGTGATCAGACCATTTTGTTTCATTTACTTTCTCTGAAAAGAAGTTGGAAACATCAATGTGTGTGGGAGGGGAAAATGTAGTTTTCCCACTTATAGTTTTCTCTGTTTTAGGTTTAGGTGTTTTGTTGTTTTGTTGTTTAGGAATATTCCCTGTGCTTTCCTCATGCATTCCCTGTGCTGTACCAAGTGCGTTCCCTGTGCTTTCTGCATGCTGTACCAAATTTTGGTATAGCACATTTATCTGAAAAAAGGCAGATTGATACTGATTTGGTCCTTTTTCATAAATAACATACCCTCCATCAACAAGCTCTTTAATGGCTGAATAGTAAGTGTTCTTTGTTATGCCAGTCATGCTTAAGACCTGACCAAATGCAACTCTAAATCGATCTTTCCACCCACACCTATTATTGATCTGCAGTAGCGACAAATACACTATAGAGGACGATGGTTTTAAGTCCATGTCCAACTCACACTTCTGCCAAAAAGCATTAATCTGCTTTATATAATCCATACTGCCTATTGAAGTAATACTATCCCTGCGCACCATTAAGGTTGTCAGCTTGTTTTCTGGTACCGGATGGGTACAAAGAAGGTGCACAGGGATAGTATTGAATGTCTTACGGCTGACAACCGGGACCGCAATTTAATTAATTATTTCGGAATTGTTCTACTTGTTCTAATTTAGAACATTATGTATCAAAAAAAAGGAGCATCAGCGTTTATTTTAGACTGCATTACGATCACACATTTATTACCAGTTAGATAAGGAAGGAATAAGTTCACCCATCTATAAACGCTTACAGCAGATACCCCGATGGTTAGACCAATCTTCTGAAAAGAATACCCTTGGCGGTATAATTCATATGCATAAGCCTTGGTACGCAATTCATATCTGTTATTGGTAGAGGACTTCTGGTGATCAGGATGTGATTTATATTTCATTTTTAAACGTTGTGTTTCAATGCCTCGCCAATTCCTATTCAGTTTCAATCCGATTGCTTTATCAGACATTGATCCTGAATGCTGCCTTATAAATTCTAATTCCTCTTCTGTATATCTACTGTACTTAGTTCCCATCTTAAAATAACTTTAACTGTTCTGGTTTAACTTTTGGTGGCTGGTAATTGTCTCGCTCCCATCTTTTTTTTAATTCTTCGGCCGGCAGGATCTTGCTAACCTGGTATTCTCTCTGGTGGATCAACTCTTGAATGTATTCGTAATCAAGTAATCCGGATGCCCACTTTTCAAAGGCGTTCATTAGTATTTAGACATTACACAATGTCCGTGACTCATTTTATACTCAATAAGTTCCTCGTCAGTCATGTGACCAAATTCAGCAATAGCCTCCTGAAGTATTTCAGGTAGAAGCTTTTCACCTTTAACCCCTAAATTTTTACCGACCCTATGGCTCCACTTAGCAATTTTATTAGCTTCATAACGAACCCAATCATACCAATCAGCAGGATGAAATCTAAATAACCACAGTATTTCAATTTTACTTAGGTAAGGACAGAACTTGCAATTAGAAGGAAAGGGTAATTTAAAATTTGTATGGTTTAAAATATGATCGTGAACATTCCACCGCGCAATTCCTTCCAAAACAAGCGGGTAAATCTTTTCTACCGCTAACCTAAACCATAATGGGACCGGGTTTTTATGCTTTTTAAAGGCATCTGTTTGGTTTGCTTTAAGTTCCTTTTTGGTAGCTTTTTTAATCCTCTGCTCCTCGCCTGCGGCTATACCAATGATCATTCTAATTCTACTATGGTCCTTAGCAAATTTCTTAATGAAATTCTTACCTTTTGGTTGAATGACTGAATTGTAACCGTAATATTTTTTAGCGATATAATGATCTATAAAATTATAGATAGGCTTAATTTTTAGATTATCTGTGCATGATCTCGGCCCCATTAATGACATTATCGAATCATTTTTAATAAACTGTCCCTCTAAGGTCTGCCACGTTGCAGGATGATATTCGCCATTAGTTAAAAAATAAAACTCAATTCCATATTGGTGGCAGAGGGCTTTGATATAATTCACGTGTTCATATGTGTGCTTATGTTCATTACCAGGGTCCGACTCTACTACAATGAAATGACCTTTAACATATTTTTCTCTAAACTCTTGATAAAGCATTATACGATACAATATGTCAGTACTATCCTGTCCAGCTCCGAAAGATAAAACGGTTAATTGTTCCATTATGTAGCCTCCATTTCTGCAACTTTTATAGGACGAACCTGCATTGTGGTAAGATTCAGATAAAGTCCATGGTAATCAATCCTTCCATCAGTAATTAACTTCCAAAGTAAGTTGCATCCTAAATTTGCCAAAGTAGAATTAATAAATAAATCCTGCTTACCTAACGCTTCCGCGAGTGAACAGCTGGGCCCTTGATTCTTCTCTTTAATTTTTTTTAAATCAAAAAGTTGAGTAACACTTTTAAGTTCTTCAGAGAACAGTGTTCCAAGAACTACCTGGCCAGTCTTTTGAGAATTTCCAAAATCCAACCAGTAGAACCGCTTACCGTATTCGTAACCACCAGTATTTGTATATATGCCCTTTCCAATTTCAATTCTTGTTTTTGCAGTATCTACACAGGTGATGAGGATGTTTGCATGATTGAGTGTATCAAACTTAGCATTGATCGCCTCCCATTCAAAACCGAAAAACCTGTTTATTCTGGTAATAGATATGATTGCTTTATTCAATCCTAAATCACCTGGAGAATACAACTGTCTGCCTACATTAGCCATACTTACGGTATCATGATCAAAGGCGCGAACATGAATACCGGGATGACCAAGTGCAACAAGTCCAGTGTGAATTCTGGCTAAAGCACTGAGTACCTGAGAACCTGTACCACCTACACCGACCAGATCTACCGTAATCTTATGTGTAGGATTTAAAAGATAATTATGTGTCTTATGATATGCCATTATAAGATAGATTTAAGGGATATTTTTACCTGATGGGAAACCAGTTCATTGATACTGCTCCATTTAAGCGATGGATTTTGGATCATCCTCTTCCATACTAGGTTACCGTTTGACTTGCAGAAATTACCACCGTGCATAGCTGAGAATTCTGATAGCCAGAACATGTCCTCCCAGTACTTCATGATGTTGCTGAATGATAAAATATCAGGCTTCTTAACTTTCGCATTACCAAGGCACACTGATTCAGTGGTTACATTATAGTATGGCGCTCTGTATAATTGCGTATCTTCTGTCGGTCGCTTATTACTCTTTAATGCAAACACTTTTAATCCTGATTTTGTAGCAGAATAAACAGTTGCTGGTACGTAAGCAAGTCCAGAATCCATTTCTAATGAAGATGAGAAATGAATCGTCCTCTGCTCTTCTTTGCGGTACCAAACCAAACTGTACTCGCCTGACCCTTCCGATTCACCTTTCAATAAATTCTCCGGAATATATCCACTTAACCTAACTTTACCAGCATTATTATCAAAAATTGAATTGGCAATTGCTTCAAGGGTTTTTACCTTCAGTGGCCTGCCCTCTAGCATCTGTCCATCTTTATTAATCGGATGGCTTTCTAAATAAAAATCATCATGTGATTTATAAGCGATCATAGCCATGAATGGCACGAAGCTTCCATTAAGCTGTTCTGATACTTTATTCATTGTTGTAAATTTTACGCACTAAATCGCATGCATGTTCAAAGAATTTATCTATTTTAGGTAACCAAGTATCTCGTTTAAATACCGTAGTAGTTTCCTTGTTGACCATCAGCCATGCATAGGGAACATCTACTGACTCCTGAGCACCAGAATCTATCAGTTCTCCAAGTTCAATAGCAACACCATCAGAATCATCCCACAGTATTGTAAACTGCTGCTCAAAATGAAGTCCCTCGCCATTGTATTCTGTTCCTTCATCGGGATTATAATAGTAGTTCACTATTGATTTTCGATCTGGATCAATACATAACTGGCAACCTTCGATCATCAAATCAATGATCAAGTGATCGGATTCCAAGCTTTTTATCTCTTCAATTAGTTCATCAGGTTCCCAGTCACATGATTGGTTGATACTATTTTCAAAGGCTGCAGCATCACCAGATTTGTAAACTTCTAAGCAATCTTCTATCCTTTTGATATTGTCAGTAAACCACTCAGCATCTTCTGATCCTTCTGATTCGTCGGTAAGATTTAGAATTTGCTCTTCCAAAAAATCCTGCGCATACATAGCATCACCTTGATACCATAAATCTACACCAGTTTTTTTAGAGAACATTTTCAGGAATGACATGAAGGTAATCAGCAGATCTTCGTTTGAATCTATATTTTTGATGATGGTCTTCACTTCAAATATATGCCATTGCTCATCCCAATCACATGCTTTATAAATCACAAAGAAATAATCTCCTTTCTCAGTACGGTCAATTTGCCATTGGCAGTCCTGATCAACAAGAAGGGAAAACTCTTCTTTAATTCTATCGAACAGGCAGGAAGATCCTAAAGGCAACGTATGAATACTGTACTGGTAAGGCTTACTATTTACTATCTGATAGTAATTACTTAGTGCATCGAATAACTGCTGATGAAGAGTTTGATCCTTTAAGATAATATCAACTGCAGGTTTGCTTTGAAATATTACGGAATTAAATTGACCCAGAATGCTGGGAGCAGCTTTCTTTCTTGCTGCTCCTCGTTTGCATAAAGGTTTTTGTTTCTTATTTCCATTTCGAATGCCAGGCCTAACTTCTTGTAAAACTGTGGCTCCTGTAATTTGCGCTTGCATGGCCGTTTAACCTTTGGTTCCGACTGTTGTTTTGAACTCATAAACTGCTTCATCATCTTTCAGAAATGGACCACTGACCGTTGCTGTAGTCAGCTCCGGATAATTGTTTGAATAGAAAACCATCACTTCGTCTGGACTAAAAGCATTATTTGGATCTTCCAAAATCTGATCTTTACCGTTTAATTTTGCTTTGAAGGTTCTTACTACACCTTGAATATTTAATGCCATTATGCTTCCTCCTCTTCGTTATAGTTATTTTCCTCAGTTAATTCTCCTTCTGGTTGATCATCTTTAAAATCAGCCAGGTAATCAGTTGTATCCGCTTCCTCGGCCACTGCACTGAATATGCTTCCCTGAGATAATTTGGCGACCATTTCTTTGATCATCTTATCAACCGATTCTGGTTTATCAGAAAAGTCTTTAGCTTGCTTAAGTACTGCTACTGCTTCTTTAATCTTGTTATCCTTTTTAAAGGCATCAAATTTTGTCATCAATGCAGCGTATTTTTTAAGCTTAGCCTCTTTTTCCTTCTTATCCTGTTCAGCCTTCTTCTTTTCAACCTCATTCTCTTTTGCTAACTTAGAAGCGCCTGCTTCGAACGTAGCAATGTTTGACATGATACCAGTTGCTGTAGTTATTGGCTGATGGATAATTGAAAGAAATTCCTCATCAAGTTCAGCAGGGGATCCAGTGATCAGAATAGGTTTGATATTGGCTATGGCGCCATCCTTGATTTCCGCTTTTGGCATGATCATCACTGTCAGCTGATCACCTTTCTTTTTAATGTTTAATTGCAGTTCAGTGTCGTTAAGCATTTCGCTTATGGAATTGAAAAAATTCATAATCTTGGTTTGGTTTTATTTTGAAAAAAGGTTCATCACACTATCGACGAAGGTTTCTTCGGTTAAATCTTCACTGCCATTTACCGTATTGGCAATTTCACGTTTGTCGTTGATGAGCTGGTAGTTCCATTCATCAATGGTGTTTTTACCAAGGAAGTAAGTACACATGACATTGGAATGCTGACCGCCCCGATACAACCTATCCTCTGCCTGATCCATGATTGCTGCGTGCCAACCAAATTCAATAAAGCAAATCTGTGTAGCGACATTCTGCAGCCCATCTACACCGGTACCACCGGCTTTCAGGTTAAGGACAATTACATCGATCTTCGGATCCTTTTGGAAGCGTTCAACTGCTGCCTGTTTAGCATTGCCATCATCAGCTCCAGTAACGCGTACCGACCTGGGAAACTCCTGCTGAACTTTAGCTACAACTTCTTTTAAGCTTGCGAACACTACAACCTTTTGCCCTTGCTCAATCAGATCCTGAATAAATGAAAAGGCATCTTTAAGCTTTCCCCGGGCACTGATGTTCTTCAGAATACCAATCCTCACCATCACCTCACCTTTCATTGATTTTTTAACGGACTCTTCAGACTGCTTTTTGATGTTGATCATGTAACTTTCCAAGTCAGCCTGAGCATGCTGGTATTCTCTTCTATGCGTAGCATCCAGTTCGCAGCTTATTACTTGTCTGGATTTATCCGGTAGAAACTTTTTAATTTCAGGATCTGTTTTATTCCGACGAAGGAAGCAAATCAGGTTCAGCCTGTAGTTCAACTCTTTTAAATTGCTGGCCTCTTTAGGACCAGAGCAATAGCGTTTAACAAAAGCAGCGTATCCCCCAAAATCCTTTAACCTGTCCATGATACCAAGCTGGGAAACTAAATCGATCGGCTTATTCACGACAACTGTACCGGTAAGTAGCAGTATAGTTTCTTTCCCGATACAAAGGCCTTTGGTTAATTTGGTAGAGATTGCCTTGATATTTTTTACCTTATGGCTTTCATCTACGATCACCGCCTTAAAGAAATCAAGGTATTTCTGTTTAAAATGGATATGCTCCAGGCGCAACTGTTTACCTTTTGGTACCTCATCAATATGATCAACGAAATACGTTTTCAGCGATTCATAGTTGACAATAAAGAATTGCGACATACCAACCCGGAAGAACTCCATGAACGTTCCCTTGATGCTTTTCTGAAATACAATCCCTTTACGATGGATATTAGCGTTGATCTCTTTAACCCAGTTTAGTTTTACTGCATCCGGACAGATGATTAAGCAAGGATAGGAAGCCTCACCCATCTGGCTTAGACCTTCGATTGCAATAATCGCTTCAGTTGTTTTACCTAAGCCCATATCATCACCGATGATCACTCTACGGTGTTTCAGGATATAAGCAACGGCACCTGGCTGCCATGGTCTCATTTCCCTTTTTGTTGGGATGCTGATTTCAAGTTCAGGCAAAGCTGGTATTACAAATACCTGTTCAGGTTCAACAGCTGCACTATTGTGAAAATCAAGATCGTATTTATCAGCGAATGATTTTACTGCGATGTGATGGGTTACCGGCACGGTCCAGAACTTATCAGTACGATCAAATTTTCTTTCTGGAAGAAGTTTAACGGCTTCTGCTATTTTAGGTCTGAAAGCAAATTCAATCTTGTAAACCTTTCCTACTTGCATTATGGTTCCTACGCTCATTGTTTGTATACTCCTTTCCTGTGCAACTGCGCATGCAGTCTGGTGACGTGACCTTTCAGCCCTCTGATTTGGTTATCTTTATATTTGATTTCTTCATCCTTGCGTTTGGATGAATCTTTCCAGTATCGAACATCAGCCTGTAAAGCTTTTCGTTCTTTCCCTGTTAGTTCTGGTTCAGGATCTGGTGGCACGACAATTAGATGTGATGGCCATGGGCGTTTATGATCCTCCATTTTCCACCTCCTTCAGTAATTCAGGGTTTTCGTAGATGTTGCCCATCCTTTCAAAACTTTTAGAATAATGTTCAAAATTCCAATCAGGAGTATCAGATGGATGACCGCCCCCAACATGCTTTAATTCCCATCCGAAACCATTGTGTTCAATAACATAGATGGGAAACCAATAACTCTCTTTTGTACTTATAGAGTTATTGTGATACATAATAATATCGCCCTCTGCTAGCTCATTACCTTCAATATCATCAAGCCCTACATATTGAAGGACTAATAAATCTTCCATGTCATCACCATGCCAGCAGTTAGTTCCAGGATCCACACCATCTAATGTATTTTCTGTTACGAAATCAGTACCTAATCCATATACATCAATCATACGTTTCTGTACGGAATGCCATGCTCTAAATTTAAATCTATGCATTCGTCACCCCCTTATCTTCATGACCCGGGCAACCAGTGATAGGATCGAATCCCTCGCAACCTTCACTGCCAATTAATAATTCACCTTGTTCTTGTCGACCTTCAAGCTCGTGTCTAATGTCAGGAGCAAATCCACCGAATAAGTCTTGCAGCTGAGAATCAGACATTGAAAGCGCACGGTCAATGCGCATGTGAATACAATGTCTACTCATGGTTGGTACTCCTTTCTGATTTGCTCATGATCATCGTCGGTTAAGAAATCAATAATCACTGGTGTGCTGTAGTAACATTTTTTAGTTTCTGGCAGATTCTTTAAAAAGCGAAGAGCAGTGGCTGCAGTATGGATCGCTTCGGTTCTTATTTCATCAAAGGTGCCGGTACCTTCATCCAGCAGGTTACCCGCCCTAACCAGTTCACCTGATTCTTCTGCGACAAAAGCAATTTGCTTAACATGGCAGTCTGGCCATACTGGATGCTTCTTTTCAGCGCGTTCCACTTCCATCATGATTTCCATGATCAGTGTCGCTGTCTCTATATTTTCTGTAGTTATTGAAAGTGTAGTCATTGGTTAAAAGTTAAAACATGTTCTGTTTGTTCTAAAACAGAACATGTTAGTTAAAAAAAAGAGTTATTCTAAGTCTGATGCAGCATCATCAAAGTCCATGGCGTACTGCGAGTCTGGTGCATATTTACCATTGTAATAAGCAAGTACTTCCTGAGCACAGTGTTTAACGACACGATACAACTCATCACCGAATTCGTAGGCATCCTGATCACCGAAAAACTCCGCTGGCTGTGATAATGGCAACATTCCTTTACCACGTGTGTATCTGTGACCTGTTAGTGTTACTCCGGTTTCAGCATCATTGATAGCAAAGCCGGTTACCTTAAATCGGTTTAATGGATTGTCACGATCTTCTCCTTCATAGTTTTCAAAGGCAGATGGCTCAATAAAGTTCCCATGCATATCATAGGCTTCTTTTTGCATGCAGGCAATTATCAAGTGGCATCTTAATAAATCAAAGGCGTAATAAAGATCAGGGTGAGGTAAGAACGGGATAGGCTCCTTACCAGTGTTTTCAAACTCCCTTAATTCAACCACACCATTTGCATTGGCAAAATCCCTGGTCACAACTTTAATGTACTCAACGTTAACCCCGCCTTTACCTAAACTGGCTTTAGTGATCTTAATCTTTGTGCCGGCCTTTAGTTCATGCGACTCTTCAGCTGCAGCTTTCTTTTCTTCCAGTTCGTCCTGGGTAATTGATTTTGTTGATACTCTCATATATTGATTTAATTAATTGTCGAAAAAAAACACGATTCTGATATCCATATCACCCACATTACATTGCAGTAGCTTCATGTTCTCTACCAGACTGATCAGGTTTCCGTTATTATCAAACCACTCTCTGTAAACGTAATCTGGTGCATTAGTTGATTGGGACCATGAGGTAGGTAATTCACCGGCATCAAGCTTCTCTGCCTGATCTTTTGATATCATGCCGCTGTACTTCACTTTGGCATCCGGCAAGTAATCCAGTATTTCCTGTAAGGTTAAATAGCTGTGACTATGGCCATAGGAACCTTTATCCTCAACTGCATCAAGATATTGTTTACTTGCATCAGCAGGGATTCCTTTTGCTTGATTTATTGGAATGTTATTATCGTAATTTCTAACGTCAGCCAGTATTGCAAATAGTGTGTAGCACCGATCAACTCCTAAATCACTATTCAAATTCACCCATGAACCGTTTATTTTCCGTTCTGTGAACAGATGTATATCGCAGCCCATATTAAAATTCTGGTTCTTTAGGTTCAATATATTCTACAGTGGCACCCTCCGACATTTGAAAGATTACACCCGCTTCTGATTTTGCAGGAAAGTCTTTAATGTCGCCGGTGATGACCAGTTCAGGTATCCAGTTGACTAAAGTCTTTTCTTGCTTCTCACTTGGAAAGTGCTTAACGACTTTTGAGCTGATGAACTTTCCAATACTTTCAGCGATCGGAACAAACGATAATGTATCGTAGTCCACTTCTGAATACATGTAGCCAGAACCATTTTTAAACTGGACATAGATCTTATGCTCCAGCATACTTGTGCCGACAAAGGCAACATTACTGGAAGGTTTTTCGATGATCTCAAATCCATCGAGGATAGGATCAACAGCGTACGTGCCGCTGGAAAGAGTGATTGTTTTCATTTGGTTTTAATTAAGAATCGATTAGCTTTTTCAGTTAAGGATATTTCGCCTTTTTCATTGGTTGTATAATAACCCAGATCCTCTAATGAGCATAGTTCATCAGCGAGTTTACGGTATGAACCGTTGAAGTATTTTAATAAAGGTTTGACAGGCGAACTATCTCGAATGCATTTCAACATGTTTATTTTACTCTTCACATGACGTTTTTTCATCTTAAAATAATTTTGTTTGGTTAATAATTCTGTCTGGACCGAGGATTGATTCAGTAGCCTCGTCTACCATCTTTTCCAGCTTAACTGAAACTGTTAAGGCCACTTGTGCCTTGGTTCGGAAGTACTCATTTTGAGTAATCCTCATGCGCTCAATAAGCGCAGCGTATTCTTTAATATCCATATTCAACAAATCTCAGGATCGCCATTTTATACCCAACAGAGAACATTAAATCACCGTTCATTTTTAAGCAATCTTCACGGTACATTTTATCAATGTCTTCATCGGATATTACTGATTGCTTATGAGAATTGTGCCCAGCCATAAAAGCGAACTTTATGATAAATAGTTCGTGATCAGAAAATTGCCCTAACGCCTGTTTTTGCTTCATTACGCAATAATCTTCGGCTAATTCTTCTATTGATTTTTCCATTATGCTGAAATTTTAAGTCCATCAAAAAGCATCCAGTACTTGAATGCTAAATCTTCATATTGAGCCTTACCATGCTCATACAGTTTCCTGCTCATGTCGGTCAGCGGTGCATTCCGATCAATTGCGATCTTGAATATCTTCTGGTTCTTTTTGCTGATTCCGATCAGCATGTCTTTGTTTGTTCCTTCAATATCCATGTACCATGCCCGGGAGCGGAAGTATCCGAAATGCTCACAAGCTGCCTCAAACTGGCTTTGTGTTTCGGCTGCGGTTGACTTGATATCACCACCCATCTTCCAGGCTCTTACCAGTAAATCCCATTTGCAACGGGTACCAGCTGATAACGTGAAATCAAAACCGTTGTAGTTCATCAGCCAGTTATACCTGGTAGATATCGCTTGGAAGTCTGCAGCATCACTGATCATCTTTGCAAAAGGATCTTTGTAGTAAGCGCGCTTCATTGCTTTAGCCAGTTCAAAGTCTTCTGCAGTGTACCGGTACGATTGATATTTAACAGTGAGATTAAACAGATCAACTTTATCAGGCTCGGTGATCAGGTTATCCAGCAGCGTTCCAAATGCATAAGCGTATTCCTTATCGCCAAATTGAGGCTTAGGATGCAGCAATTCTTGCAGGGCAGAAAGGTCGGAGTTAGATACCTCCGGCCTTCCAAAGTATGGATCATGTGCCATTACAGAGGTTTGTTTTCAGATATGAAATCAACAACTTGTTGTATAGAGCAACAGTAATCTTTACCCAAAGTGTCAATCATCTTTTTAAGATAATTAAGTGTGATATTTTGGGGCAGATTAACCTGTACTGATTTGTACCTTATCTTCTTTGCCATGACTATGCTACTTTAGAGGTTACCGCCTTAACTTCTTCAACATACTCGATGAAAGGATTGTCGATCTTCTCACCGGATTTATTATTTTGCTTTTCAGCAAAGGCTCTCATCTGGATCAAAGTTTTTTTACCAAAGTCTTCTACTGACAGGCCCTTACCTTCCTTTTCAAAGTAAAAGATGAATATAGCCCCCCATCCATCGGTGGTCAGGACATTGATCTTTTCTGCAACTTTGGTTTTACCTGCAGTCTCTTTAACCTCAGCAATTGCAGCAGTGGTATCAAATAAGGTACTGGCAGTTTCAAGAGCAACAGTATTTTGCACAGTAGCTTTATCCTTTGCCTCCTGTTCATCTTTCTCACGTTTCAATCGAAGTTCATCAGCGATCTTGCGATCTTCCGCAACCTTTTCAAGACGTGCCTTTTCTTTTGCACCAGCTTTAGCAATCTCTTGCAGTTCCAGAATACGAGAAGGAATCAACTCTAAAGTATTTGATTTCTCAACCTCCATATTCTCTCTGAACATGGCAGCTAACTCATCATATAATGCTTCACGCTCATCAGTGATAATTTTATCTACCTCAACCTGATCGATGTATGTAGCGAAAACAGTAGGTTCTAATTTTCTGAATGCATCAATAGGATAAACAATAGGACGATCTTTAATATACTGCTCAATTTCTGCCCTGTTTTCCAACGTTAATGCATTGTACTTTTTGCTTACTGATCCTTTGAAGTCAGCCAGTTTGGTATTGAAAATCTCACGGATACTACTTTGAATATCAGCTTTGATAGAGATTTTTTCTTTAGCAATATTTTGCTGCTTAAGAATTTCCTGTTCTTTTTTTCTTTGCTCATTAGCTTTGAATGTAGCCCATTTATCACGAGCAATTTGAACTTTTGCAGATACCGTATCTGCCTTTTTAGGATCCAGTTTGTTTTCCTGAGAAGTAAATAATCCCGCAAGCCTTGTCATCATCTGTGTAATCGGTGCTCTACGTTCATTTAATATTTTCACAGCACCTTTAGCTTTTAATTGCCAAGCGTTCAGATCTGAATCTATTGCATCGCTCATTCCTTCAGCCTCGATAGTGTCCAGAAGAGCCTGAGCACCTTTAACAGCTTTATCAGCTAAGGTTTCATTTGCAACCAGGATTAAACCTGCGTTTTCCATTGTGGTAGATATTTCCTCTACATTTATATTTGATATCGCTGTAGTAGTTGACATTGGTTCTTATTTTAAGATGGTTAAAGGCGGTGACTGCAACTGACAAGGTTGTTTTTCTATGGTCACCGCCCGGTTATGAATTGGGTTAATTAAAATTGTGGTTCGTCAGAGGTATCGATCGAGGCGAACGTTGTAGTTTCAACAGGCTGACTGATTTGAGCTTCTTCTAATGCCTGGGTAAAATCATCTTTAGCTTGCGGTACCTCCTCGTGATCAACATCTTGGAACGATTGATTTCCAGTTTCATCAGGATCAAAACCATAATCAACTTCTGATGGCAGAATCTCTTCTTCCATAGCTGGTTCAAGCGTAGAAAACTTACCTGTCGGTACTTTTGGATAGCTTTTAAAAGCGTGTTTTAAAGTTTTAGCCTTCAGAAAACCAGTATCAATTTGTCCACCATTCGATACATAAAGAGCATTTGATTTATCGCTGGTGGCTGTGCCATAATTGTTTTTGTTGGAATAAGCACGAAGTCTTTCGACTTCTTTCATATCCAGATAAGGCATTTCAAAACTTCCATCGTGACGTTCAATACGAACAAAGCATGCTACGATCTTAGCACCGTCAGGACGAGGAAGTTTGGCATCATATTCTTTAGCGACTAATTTGCCTTTGTCGTTGATACCGATTTTGAAGTTATCGCAATCATAAACTACGATCGGATTGTCAGCATATTTGATCTGACCAGAACGCATGCGCATTTTTACTTCGCCATAAGGAGAAATAGCAAGCTGTGCGCGTTTCTCATAAACTGGTTTACCTTCCACTTCACCCACTTTAAAGTTACGGGTAGTGATATAGCAGTCAGGTTTATTTCCCTGCTCTAAGCTTAACTGATTAACATTAATATCTAAGAATACACCGTATAACGATAAAGGGCTACATTCCCGTAATACTGGTGTTTCAGATAATAATTTTTTGTAGTTGAATACCTGCAAGTGATATTCCTGTTCGCCTCGCTCATTACCATTAAACTGGTTGTGTAGGGTGATGAACTTATCTTTTACAAAATCTAATTCCACCAGTTCGATAGCTGGTGTGGCTTTTAAAGTCGCCATTACGTTTGTTACAACTGCTTTTGACATGTTAATTTTTATTTATAGGTGCAAGGTGATACTTGATTAAATTGTTGGTGACCGGGATAATGGTCTGAATGTTAAAGGATCTATCCGGGAGGTGCAGTTGATTCCTAATTTCTAAGGCCCATCGGTTAAAGCCTTCTGTGGAGCGATCGTAATCAATGGGAACAATCGTTCTATTAATATATAATCTTCCCATTACGCTGCCCTCCTTTCTGTTTCATTACGTTCATCGAATACATCCTTGCATGATAGTTCGCAAAAGATGTGGCCGGCACTGTAGAATTTCTCGTGTGCAAATGGCTGTTTGCATTCAAAGCATACCTTATGTTTTGAAATCTGGTAGGTTGTGGTTACTTTTGACATTGGTTCTTATTTTTAGTGGTTTATTTAGCTACTTTAAGTAAGGGAGCGTCTATTGACAGTAGGCGCTTCTTTTCCTTTACAATCTTTTCATTGTGAGCAGCGATAAACTCTAACCTCCAATTTCTCCAGAACTCCTCTGTAAAAACTGTGGACGATTGTTTATCTGTGACTACTCGCATTTATTCTTTACTTAGCGGTTTTACTGATTGGTGAACGTAGTCATCGGTAATGCCGACGATATCGTTAATGCGTTCAATTTTGGAAAGGAAGAAGTTTCTCATTTGAAGAAGCTCTTCTTCCAGCTCCTTAATTCTTTTTTGATCTTTAGTTTGCATCTGCTAGTGTTTTATCCTTGCTCCTACTTACTATTACCGCTGAATTATCAGCATTGAAGTTTACACTGTATTCCCTTAATGGGTGCCTATCCTTGATAGTGCTACTTACCATTGTTCGCAGATATTTTTCTCTTTCAGGGGGAAACGCTAACTCATATCCTTCTTTAATTCCTTCTACCAATTTGACCGCGGATACACCTGGTATTGGCTGTGCTAACTGTAGTATCTCCATAAATTTTAATTAACTAATGACAATGCTTTTGCTGCATATTCAGACAACTCTGCCTTACATCTACAGCCTGTTTTTCTTCTGATATTGACAGAGGTATTTACCACCGTTCGGTAGCTGATATGTAGCACCTCCGCTATAAGTTTGTCCGATAATGAAATCAGCGCCAAAACTTCTTTTTCTCTCCTGCTCAACCCTGGGTCGATGAGAATATCATACGGCTTTTCTACTAGGCCGATAATTAATGTTGATTTATTTTGTACAGTTATCATTTTGGTAGGTTGTTACTATATGTGAGTTCTGAATTAATAAGTACCTTTGTTATTGTTAGGTAACACAAATATACCTGTTTTAGATATATATCCAAATATATATTATAACCAAAACAGATATATTTTATAAATACCTGATTTACAGTATTATAATTTTTAATTATATAACCATTTTGGATATTAATAATTACATAGTTAAAGCATTCAAGGAGAGTAACATCAAGCAAAAAGACGTTATTAAGGATTTAGGTATTCCTCAATCATATGCTTCTGCCTTAATGAATGGCAAGAGATCTATAGGTAAGGAAATGGCTGAGAAATTAAGTTCATTATATGGTTTTGATAAACTAGCATTATTGACAAGTGAAATATCTACGGTGCCAGTAATCGAAGCTAAACCGATACGGTTAGCCGACCCCGAAGGATTAGAAGCGACAGGAGACAGATTTTATAGATTGCCAGATGACACAATTATTATGCAGACGCCCGTTATACCCTATAAAGCTTACGCCAGCTATTTAAGAGGACATAGTGATCCTGAATTTTACGAAGGGCTGGAAACATTACCGGTACCAGTTGATAAAAATCACAAAGGTGCATATTTGATATGGGAGATTGGCGGAGAAAGCATGGTTAATATAACCTCATTTGAAATGGCCAGAAAAAGCATTTGGCCGGGGCAAAAAGTTATAGGCAGGGAATTAAGAAGAGAGCACTGGAAATATAAACTACATATAAACACAACTGATTGCTGGATCATAGTTCACCGTGAGAGAGGTATTGTGTTGAAGGAAATAACTGAACATAACATCGATACTGGAGAAATACTACTTCATTCATGGAATCCAGATAAGAAAGAACATCCAGATTATGCTGTATTCCTAGACGAAGTTGATCAAATCTTCAATGTAGTGGACCCTTACGGGAAAATAAGATAATATATAATTATGAAAATAAAATTATTAACACTCTCCCTGGTTTTGATCTCATCATTGTCTTACGGGCAATTTTTTAAGATCACAACTGGTGGTTTTATTAATGAGGCTGACACAAGCAAGAATTTTTATGTGATGGATCACACGAAGTTAACTAAGTCTGAATTATATAAAAAGTCTTTAATCTACTTCAACGGACTATTTGCTTCACCTAAAGATGTGATCAGTACTGTCCAGGATGAAAGCATAACCCTGAACTTTGTTGAAAGGTATAAAATCGTGATGGGTTATTTATGGAATGTAAATATGAGTTATACATTCAACTTTAAAGACGGTAAGGTAAAAGTATCGGCTCCTTACATTAATAAGATTTACAATGATGGGTTAGGCAATATATCGATCAATGTAAATGGCCGACCTGAGAATTACCCTATTTACAAAAGAAACGGCAAAGGCGAAATTAGAGGCTCAGATGGATTAAAGACAAAAACTATACTAGAAGGTAAGGCGAATCAATTTGTACTATCTTACATAAATGATCTTATTGGTGATCCAATTAAAAAAGATAGCTGGTAATGAAAGAAGAATCAGAATCTGACAGACTGCAGCGATTGAGTGATGAAGAATTTGCCCGTACCGGTGTATTCAATGCAAATTTCAAGATGGATATCACGATCACGGAAAATGATATGATCAAAGACCTGGTAAACAAAACAGCAGGTAAAAATATAAAGATTGATAAACCAAACAATAACTAAACTAATGGCAACGATAGATAAACAAATTAAAATGCAAATGGCTGCTCGGTTTAAACAATTTCGAGAGGAAGAAGGACTCAGTCAGGATGCTATTGCTGAAAAGACCAGTACACCCAGGAGTAATATATCTAAATATGATAACGGATCTTATAACCTACCAATTGACTTCATTTTAGATTTGAAGAAATATTATAGGTTGAGCATTGATTGGCTGTTTACAGGCGAAGGATCACATAAAAGTGAAGTGGTTAAAAACAACACTTTGGTAACAGATATAAAGACGTTAAATGATAATAATATATATCTGCATGCTGAACTTAAATCATTGAAAAAGGAATTTTATAAGATGCATGCTGATTTTTACGAACTTAAAAATACATTTAAGGCAGGTTAAAATCTCCTGCCTTTTTTAAACTCGGTTTCTTGAGTATTAATTCCCAGATCACGCATGTAGATCATAGTTGTAGCCAGATCCCGGTGCCGGAAGAGTTTCATAATTTTATGCAGATCTTCTCCATCCTCCCCTAAATGCACAGCCCTGGTATGCTTGTAACAATATATACCATCACGATCTCCTAGATTTAAAGCTGTCTTGTAGGGTTTAAATAACCGCCTGAAGTAATCATCCCCTACTTTAGTTTCACCACCTAAGAACGCTCCATCCCGGTTCCTTGCAAAAACATAATCGTTTGAAGGCATCTGATCAATTTTCAATTCAAGTAGTAATTCCCTAAAATCTGGATAGATAGGTATGTATTCGGTTTTCCTATTCTTAGCGGTTCCACTGAGAACACGTAATGTGTTTTGCTTAAAGTTAATATCACCAGCTTTTACCCTGTTACCTTCCGATACATTTCGCAGGCCGGCATAATAGATGAAGCTGCAAAATGTATACAGCAATGTATCACCATTTTCCTGCATCATTTCTTTGAGTTGTTTAAACTCCCAATCATTTAATGCCTTGTTCCCAGGTCGGTCTACCCTTGCCCGGCTTAAGGTAAGGGTGGGTACTTTATCAATATAATCATCATAGTTATTGTAAAAATAATTGAAGAAGGTAGTGATATCTGTCAGATAGTGATTATAGGTTTTTCCGGACCAGTTACGTTGCAGCTTATAGTAGGTCATGAAATCCAACACATGCGCTTTTTTTATATCTCGCAGCAATACCTGATCATATTCATTCTTGATCAGCCAATTCTTAAAAAGGTTTAGTTCGAGTGAATACTTATGCATAGTGGTTTTCTTGACTGTGATTTCAGCCAGGTACTTATCTATGCAAATTGAAATTGTGCGCTGTTTGTTGAGTAAATTTTGAAGTGGCCGATATTCCTCAAAGGGTGACCATCCTTGTTTTAAAAGATCAGTAAGCTCATTTTTAAAACCCTTACCGTATTCTCTTCTTTCAGTTTTGGTTTTGAATTGATTGAATCCAAAATTATATCTAAATCTTTCGTATTTCCCAGTTAATGGATGTTGATATTTAATCCAAACGAACCAGTCTTTAGTAAGATCACCATTCTTTGGTTCATAAATAAAAGGGCCTTCCCACTTCGTTTTCAAATTCTCAGGTTTGTCAGTTTGGTCTGTTAATTGGTCAGCCGCAATATTAATGCGACTGACAATCAA